TAAACAAAAATTTAACTTGGTTGGCGCCAAAGTTGAAAAAATTTTGACTTGTCACTAAGTTGGCCGTGTGATATAATTAGTGTACTATCTAGGAGTTTATTTATGAAAAGTGACCAAGAGTACATCAAGGAATTAGAAAGTATTATTAGTAAAATTATGCCTTATTATATTAAGTATTTTAATTTAACTGGTAAGCAAGTTCCTGAGCTGCTCATACCAAAGCACATTAAACCAAATAAGCCCCTACCTGCTCTTTTATCTGGGGATTTTCGATGTTTACCTCAGACCGACGAAGGTCAAGAAAAAATCAAACATCTTAAGCAAGTATAGAAACGGTGACTACAATCACGGTGGTAAAACTTTGCTGAATGTGTTATAAGTCCTGTTGTAGCAGGCTGCACTTTTAAAAAAGCTGTCCGGTGAAAGCCCGGACATTTTATTATTGTTAACAATCATATTAATTAACCAAATGACACAAGATTACAAAAACACAGAAAACTATTACTATTTAGGCAAAGAAACACCAACATTTTCTGTTAACACAGAAGATATTGTAATTAGTTTAAGTAGTAAAGATACAGTTGATATAAACTTTGATACAATAACTATTACAGAAGATAAAGTTAATCACCCAAGTCATTATACCTCTCACCCTAGTGGTATTGAGTGTATACAAGTAACCCAACACTATAATTTTTGTATAGGTAATGCTATTAAATATTTATGGCGTGCTGGGTTAAAACAAGAAGCGGGTCAAGATTCGCACGCTAAACAAATAGAAGATTTAAAAAAAGCAATTTGGTACATTAATAAGGAAATATCAAACTTAGAATCCGGAGTATATGAACAAAGTTGAACGTGCATTATTAAGGACACGCAAAACCATAAGGCAAGCTTGCAAAGAGGTTAATGCTGATCCTGAAGATGTAGACATCTTAGATATTGATCAATGTAGTAGTTGCTCAATTTGGGCCAAACACTCAGAACTACGCGAAGATTTAGATGGAAATTATATCTGTCGTGTGTGCTGGGACGAGTATGGTCCATAAATTTTGACTTGAGTTTGCGGCACAAATAGGGTATAATATTATTTGTGTCGCAACTCTCGCCATAGCTCAGGGGATAGAGCAACAGCCTTCTAAGCTGTGGGCCGCACGTTCGATTCGTGCTGGCGAGGCCAACTCAAGGATATAAAATGGCAGGCTATACTAAAGAATTCTTACTCGACGCTTACTTGTCTAGGTATATTGATCTAGAACCGTTTCGCGTTGATTTGTTGTACCGTTTAGCAGAAACACTTTATGATCGCGTAGGTCGCGACAAGTTTCGCGTTTATGCTAGCTTAGACGCCGAAGCCCTTCGTGTATACAAAGCCAAACTAAAACCAGCAAAAAATGTTCAATCAAAAAATTAAACGACTAGGCTTTGCCTGTAAAATTCAAGAATCACACGATAAACCTCTCAAAGACTTAAATACCAAGTCAACGACTATTACCTGGCTTAATAACCAAACCCAAGATAAAGCGCGTGAAAAACTGTGGGGATTGCTGGACCACAACCTAAACACACTTTATCGTCAGCTAAAGTGGGTAGCCAAACAGCCTCATGAGCACAGAATGTTTCGTATTAGTAGTGATCTTTTTCCTGCTTATACCTACGAAACTTATATGCCGTTCTATTTTCAACCAGATGTTGTTTCAAAAATAGAATCGCACCTACAAATGTGTGGTGACTTTGCTCGTGAACATGATATACGACTAAGTTTCCATCCAGGTCAGTTTTGTGTACTTGCTAGTGAAAACCCACAAGTAGTAGATAACTCAATTATGGAGTTTGAGTATCATTGCGACATTATTCGCTATATGGGTTATGGTCGTGAATTTCAAGATTTTAAATGCAATGTACACATCGGTGGTAAGCTAGGTCCACAGGGCATCAAAGATGTTTTGCCAAAACTTAGTCGCGAAGCTCGCAATACACTAACTATCGAGAATGCCGAGTTTACATGGGGTCTTGGTGCTAGTCTAGAGCTTGTAGACCACTGTGCACTAGTCTTAGACATTCATCATCACTGGATTAATACCGGAGAGTACATTGAGCCTAACGATCCTAGAATTCGTACTGTTATTGATAGTTGGCGCGGCATTAGGCCTACTATGCACTATAGTGTAAGTCGTGAAAACGTACTTGTAGACCATGACCCGGATACTAAACCAGATTTGCAGGAACTTAAACAACTAGGCTTTACTAGTGCTAAGTTGCGTGCCCATAGTGATTACTACTGGAACAATGCGTGTAATACGTGGGCACTAAGTTTCCAAGACGACTTCGATATTATGTGTGAAGCCAAAGAAAAAAATCTAGCCAGAGATACAGTAAAATGAAATCAAATATTGAGCGCATCCCTTTTGATCCTAGCAACCAAAAACACCGTGAAGCTTTTGAAGAGTTTATTCATAACAAACGGTGGATTATGCACTTTAAAATTGAATCCCCATGGCTTGAACTTCCTGCCATGATTAGTGAGAAACTACTATTATGGTACATGAAAGAGGAACGGGCAACAGCAGACTAGACAGTTTTTTAGAATGCTGGGAGCTTTTATATGATATTGGACTACTAGGCAGTAAACCTAGTCTAGATCCTGAACTAAGTTTTAAATTACAGATGTTACACGAAATGTATGTTGAAAAATTTCGTGACCATTGGGCTTTGATAAATAAAGATGGAACCAGTAACGATTGAACAAGTTCAGCAAAAAATGATTGAACTATTTGGGGATCGAATAGTTAATCCCGAGCACTGGCCTCGTCAGTTTGAGTATCAGGTTAAATTAGCTCGTTGGATGCTTCAACCACATATTGAACCACCAACTGAAATTTCGACTTGCGCTGATAGCTAATATTTGATATAATATTGTTTCTACTTTGATAAAGGAACCAGAATGCGTTTTCAGATTCAACTAGGTAAAAATGCAACTTTTTCCACTAAACAGTTGGATCAGCAATTAGTACCGCTGACACAGACCCAAATAGATAGATTTAAGTTTATGCTTGCACTTAGAGCGCAAGAAATGCGTGTAGATAATACTACACTCAGAATTAAGTAAATTTATGCCAGGGTTGCTAATGTTGGCCTGAGGGCGAGCCTTATAAACTCGTAAAGCACCGTCTAGATAAGGCGTGTAACGTGGGTTCGATTCCCACCCCTGGTACCACATTCTGGGCCTTTAGCTCATGTTGGTTAGAGCAGCGGACTCATAATCCGTTGGTGCTGTGTTCGACTCACAGAGGGCCCACCAATTTCCCAGCTAGGAACAGTAGTCAGCCTGTCAGAGCCAGAGATCGGGAACACTTATTCTCATCGGGATGGGAAAGATGCTTAGGCAGCAGCCGGTGAAAGCCCGGCCCCATTTAAGGAACTATTATGCCTTGTTATAAATGTAATAATGGAAAGTGGAAGTACGGTAAGCGTGGCAACTGTCAGTTTGACACTCTAGAAGCCTGTCAAGCTGCTGAAGCCGCTATTCATGCTCGTGAAAACGAGAAAAAAGAGTCTAAAAAAGAACCTAAAAAGTCCTGACTAGATCTCTTAGCCCATTACGGTGGGCTAACAAATCATGTCAACTAAAAAATACAACATTACTGCTATTATCTATGACCGCAAGGATAACATATTGAGTATTGGAAAAAACTCTTATGTTAAAACTCATCCTTTGCAGGCTAAATATGCACATCTGTGTGGTGAACCTCAAAAAATATTTCTACACGCAGAAATTGATGCTATTGTTAAGTGCAGAAACTTAGATAAAGCACATAAGATCGTAGTCTTTAGATACTATGAAGATGGAACACCAGCAATGGCTAAACCTTGCAAAGTTTGTCGCCAGGCTATTCGTAAAACCCCTATACAATATATTGAGCACACATAATGGCTAAACCTACGGGTAGAAAACAAGAACATAAAAGTGTAGTAAAACTTACTAGTCAGGGTGGCAAACGACCTAAAACTAGTAAAATGTCTAAAACTGAAAAGCGTAGTTATAAAGCATACCGCGGACAAGGCTAATGCTAACTCAGCAACAGCTAATAGAATTAGCACTAGAAGTAGAAAGTCAAGATCCTATTGACTGGTCAGGACTATCAGTAACTTCAGAGCAGGTTTACAGTTTACTATCTCTTTCAGTCCTAGAATACTCAAAAACAATCGACCCTAAACTGTTGCCAGTTACGCTACTTGCTACTGTGCTAAAATTAACCGCAGAAAACTTTGTTTTAAATTTAAAACTCCTAGAAAAATAAACCGGAACTACCAATAGTAAAAAATTTTTTATCTTGCACAAATTTATTTTATGTAGTATAATATAAAATAATGTCGCAAGACCAAAGCGACCACCAAGGTCGCTTTTTTATTTTAAGGCAGCAAAAATGTACGCAATTAATTTTAATTTTGGGAATGTAGAAATAGAAAAACAAAAACTATTTTTATACTTTGACTTTAACAATTACGGATTTTTAAATATTCAAACAGTAACAATGCTATGAATTATAATAACAATATTTGGAACTGGCCCGTAGGACTATGGCCCTTTCCTACTCAAAAACCTACACAACAAACAACCACAATCACAGAACAAGCAAACCGCGCAGGCATTAGATTTATGCACTTACAAGGTTTGACTGCGGCATGTACAGTTGCTTATCGCCCACTGTCAAAGAATAGTAATTCTCACGTTTTAGAATTAGCTGTAACTTATAAACATAAAAATGATCAGTATAACAGGAAAACAGGCGCAGAATTAGCTGCTCAACGTTTTCTTAATGGTAATACAATTATAATGCCTATTAGAGGCAGAGACAGTAAGGAAACTATGGCTAATATTACCAGAGTTTTCTTATTTACTGTTGAGGATATTAGATATGAATAAAACTATTTATTTTGGAAAAGTTGATTCCACAGACAATGTTAAGGATACTTTTAGTTCTGGCGCAAACAACTACTATTATGCACTAGAAAGTGATAATGACCAAATCTTAATTCAAGATACTTGTGGTAGAACACTGCCTGTAGATATTGAACACCTTGAAGAGCTAATTAAAGCACTTGATTATGTCAATAACTACAACAAAACACAAAAACTTGCTCAAAATTGGGTTGAAAACTCTATTAATAGGTTAAATAGACTATACGGGTTTAGTCTAGTAAAATAAAATGCAACACGTAAAACTAGTAGCTGTTACAAAACCCACTATACCCGAAATCACAACTGCAGAAGAATTTGTAGCTTATGTAGCCCGAGTTAGTAATCCTAGCAATCAATTAAATACAGAGACTAGTTCAAAACTAATCCGATATCTAATTAAAAACAAGCACTGGTCACCTTTTGAGATGGTAAGTGTTTGTATGGAAATCACTACTACCAGAGATATTGCTCGTCAGATACTTAGACACCGTAGCTTTTCATTTCAAGAGTTTTCACAGCGATACGCCGATCCTACTCAGTCACTAGAGTTTGTTACTCGAGAACCAAGACTGCAAGATACAAAAAATAGGCAAAACTCACTGCCAGTAGATTTACTTAACGATAAGCACAGAATACTAAGCTATCAGTGGGAGCAGTTTCAAAACAATTTAACAAAAACAGTTTTAGAAACTTATAAGTGGGCACTAGAAAACAATATTGCCAAAGAGCAAGCAAGAGCTATATTGCCAGAAGGTTTAATTGAAAGTCGTCTTTATATGAGTGGTTCTCTTAGAAGCTGGTTACACTATATACAAGTAAGAACAGATATAAGCACTCAAAAAGAACATAGAATTATTGCTGACCTTTGCAAAAGTGAAATAAGCAAAGAGTTTCCATCAATTCAAGAAGCATTGGATTCTTTATGAAGTTAACCTACACAGAAGAATTTCCAGAAAATATCTTAGAACCTATCTTAAAACTAGTACCAAAAACACCAAGTTTCTTAACAGTAGAATTTATTGATAGACTACGAGAAATGCTGGTTGAGGTGGGTATAGTATGCGAAGATCGTGACGAAATCATTTTATGTTTAAATTTGTTTGAAGATTTAGACTTGATTCAGCTACAAGAAGTTCAAGAAGATAACTACGTAACTTACAAAATTCATAGGAAGTATTTAGATGAGCAGTAAAAAACCAAAAACAAAAGAAGAAACTAAAAAAGACAAGAAACCCGTAAAATCAGATTTTGACTTTTTTAAACTAAAAGCCAGAGCGCACGATGGTAAAGGCAATCTGGTATGGCGGGACTAATTGAATACTACTTATTATTTTGTTTGACAACAACTATAGTGTTCTTAGGAACAGTTATTGTTCCCATAGTTAACAACCTATCAGAAATATACCCTAAACCAAAAGTTTTAAAACAAGGTAGTAAAACATTTCTAAAAATAATCTTAAGCGTGCTTATCTTTATCTTAGCACCAGTAATGTTTATTATCTACTTATTTCCAGGGTATTTAGAAAGATTCACTCACAGAATCTTTGAAGAACTAAAGAAAGAATAAAAATTTAAACTTGAAAACTTATTGAAATTATTATATAATATTTCTTTAATCGACGAGAAAACCATGAAAATCGTTACATTTGACTATACTGATCTTAAAGGCAATTCAAGCTATCGTGAACTAGCAGTAGAACTAGAACCCACTGACAAGTTTTGTGGGTACGATATCGGCGAACTTGATGATGAACAAGTTGCACACTTTGTTAACGAGTATGATGAGTTACGAGAAGTATTTAGACAAAATGTTTTTAATTTAGCCAATAAATATGAACTAAAATATAAGTATCGTACTTTCTTTGAGAAAAGTATGGCTAATCTTATTATTGAGGATATTTAAGCGGTTCTACAGCGCACCTGTAGTAAAACACACACAGCACAAAGGAAAAACAAATGACAAAAAGCGCTTATGAGTTGCGGATGGAAATGCTTGAAATGAGCAAGAGCTATCTTGAAACTCAATATCAAACAAACGTAGAATTTGCCAAAACTGTATTTGACACCGCTATTAAAGCAGGTCAAGCTAACGTACAAGAATGGCAAAAGTATGCTCCTAAAATGTATGACTTTAGCGATGTAGTTAAAAAAGCTGAAGAACTTTATGGTTTTGTTAATCAAAAGGACAAATCATGAAAAAGTTTTTTAGCGTAATCAAAAGATTCTTTAACTGGTTGATTAGGTCAATTGAAATTAGTCATCAGTCTAGAGTAGAACATTATATTAGAATGATGCAACCACGTAATGCTGCTGAAGCAGATTTTTATCTGCAACAGTTTATGCGTAGATCGGTGTCGCAGCGTTAATCTGTGAGTCGGGGAGAGGCCTCTGCTGTGCCTCTCAAAGGTTGCTGGCGAGGCTGGTGGCGGCAGCTATTATGATTGTATGAAGCGAACAGAAAAGTATTTTGGACGCGGGTTCGACTCCCGCCTGGTCCACCATAAACAAATATGCAAAATGTTTCTTTATGATGGGCCAGTCATGGTTTCGACAAAGTAAATAGTAAGCAAGTAGACAATCCGGCGGGCGATGCCGTACTAACGCAAAAAACCATAAATGCCAATGATGAGGTATTTGCTTTAGCTGCTTAAAGCTAAGCTGAGGATTTTATCCATGTTCCTTATTACCCAAACATGGATACATATAAAAATTTACTCTTGCTGAGTTAATTTCTTTATGAGATAATATTATTTCTATGACACGAACAATCAAAAAATTTAAGCATTGGGAGCAAACACTAATTTATAGTACGCTCGAAAAAGCAATGCAAGTCAAGTTAGGTATACACGATATGTGTTTTACTAACAAATCAAATCCTAAAGATTTACCTCCTAGTATAGTACCAACTGAAGTATTATATGATATTTGTTCATGTTATGAGGCTCTATTTGAAAAATTGCTAAAAAACGATCTGCTTGAAGCAGGATACCCTAAATCAAACCCAACTAATAAACACTAAGGATTAAATTTAAATGGCCGCTTGGACTCCTGAACTAAAAGAACAAGTTAAACAAATGTATCTGGATGCTGACCCTACTCCGGAAACTTCAGTCGAAATTATTAAAAATATTGCTGAAGAACTAGAACAGTCACCCAATGGTGTACGTATGGTTCTAATTCAAGAGGGTGTATACGTTAAGAAAGAAGCTAGTAGCTCTAGCTCAAAAAGCTCTGCTAGTAAAGGCGAAGGCTCGAAACGAGTCAGCAAAGAAGCAGCTATCAGTGAATTGCGCGAACTAATCGAGCAGCGTGGCGCTCCCGTAGATAGCGAAATTCTTGATAAACTCACTGGCAAAGCAGCAGTATATCTTACCTCTGTTATCAAAGCAATTTAATCTCGTGGCAGCGAAAGCTGCCTTTATTTTTTGGTAGAATAGCATGGCAACTAAACGTTCAAAACGAAGCGAAGAAGAAAAACTAACTCCTAGTAATATTGAATATGTTATCAGCCTGCTGGAGGCTGAGAAGCCTATTACTAAAAAAGATGCTTGTGCAATTTTAAACATTGCATACAATACCACGCGTTTAACCCAAATTATTACAAAATACAAAGAAGGTAAAGAACGTACAGCTAAAAAGCGTGCTGAAAAACGTGGTAAGCCCCTATCGCAAGACGAAGTAGTCTATATCATTCAAGAATATATTAGTGGTAGCACTATTGATAGTATTAGTAATACTATTTATCGTGGAACTACTCTAATCAAACAAACCCTTGATAAATATAGTGTACCAGTTAGAGCGAGAACAACAGACTATTTTAAACCAGAACTTATTCCAGAAGATGCAGTAAGAGATAAGTTTGATATCGGTGAAATTGTCTATAGTGCCCGATACGATTCAACAGCTAAAATTGAAAGTGAACGTAAACAGGGCGATACGTGGGTTTATGGTATTTGGCTGCTAGCCGAAAAATGGCAACAACGAGCATACCAGCCCGCAGAAGAATTAGCAAGCCTAGAACACTTACGGGAATTAGGTGTTCGAGTATGACAAAGATTAGTACTCCTTGTATTAATGTTTGCAAGATAGACCCTAAACTGCAACGGTGCAGTGGATGCTGGCGAACTACTAAACATATCGAACAATGGTTAAGTTATACTGAAGCCGAAAGATTCGAGATTATGGAAGAAATAAAGATAGCTCAAACAGCATATGGGCGCAACGTCTTATAAAGGAGATTTTTTGGATTCAGATACCTTATACGAAAAAACTATATTTGAAAATCTTGAAAAAGGTTTTCAGTATCGTTTAACTGTTAACGAATTTAGAGACGTACAATATATTCATATTAGAAAGTACTTTCTTAGCTATGAAGGAGAATTTGTTCCAACTAAAGAGGGAGCAGCAATTCCTGCTTCTATTCAAAATACATTTGCTTTACTAGATGGGCTAGTAGAGATTTGTAGTAAACAAGAGAGTCTGGATTCTATACTTGAGCATTTTGAGCATAAAATTGCTGACTTGCGTTCTAAGACTCAATAATATATAATATTTATATTATGGATAATTTAATTGATTTTCTAAACCGAGCCGCAAGGCATTACTATAATGGCACACCTATTATTAGCGATGACCAATTTGATGAATTGGCCAGATTAGCTAATTATAGTAATATTGGCGCTCGCCAACACGATGATGTTGATGTTCACTATAAGCGTATGTATAGCCTTCAAAAGTACTATGAAGGTGAAAACAATCGCCCACTAGAAGGATACGTCAATCTAAGCATGACCCCAAAGCTGGACGGCGCAGCCGTCTCGGCATTATATGTAGAGGGAAAACTTACTCGTGTATTAACTCGCGGAGATGGTTTAGAAGGTAGATTAGTTACTGATAAGTTTCTAGCAACTAAACTCCTTCCTCATGTTGTTAAGGCTTGGCAAGATATTCCTGCTGTACAAGTTACTGGCGAAATTGCTGCTCCTAAGCACGTAGAAAATAGCCGCAACTATGCTGCAGGTGCACTAAACTTGGGCAGTACGGAAGAGTTTAAGTCTCGTGCGATTACTTTCTTTGCTTATGGTGTATACCCATATCTTAGCAATACATTTAGCGAAGATATGCAGCTGTTAACTAAATATGGATTTAACACTGTTCAAGATAGTGGTCTAACAGATATTTATCCTACTGATGGTGTAGTATTCCGTGTTGATAACAACAAAGAGTTTGAAAGCCTAGGCTTTACAAGCAAACATCCTCGTGGCGCATATGCTCGCAAAGAGCGTGGCGAAGCTGTAGAAACCATACTCCTAGATGTTGAATGGAATGTTGGTAAAACTGGTAAAGTAACTCCAACAGCTATTCTTGAGCCAGTTATGATTGGCGATAAACAAGTTAGTCGTGCAACACTAAACAATCCTGGCTTTATCGAAGCACTTGACCTTAGAATCGGGGATCGCGTTGCAGTTATCATGGGCGGCGAGATTATTCCTGTTATTACTCACAAGGTTGAGGGATAAAATTGTTAGATTAATTTTGCCCTTAGTAGCATGAAAAATTTAGACTTGCTGGCAAGTAACAAATCCTGTATAATTTAATTATTCAGTTGAGAAACATAATGAAGATCGAAATTCCAAAAACTTGTCCTTGTTGTGACTATACCCTAGTATTCGTAAACGACCAACTTTTCTGTAAGAATGCCTCTTGCAGCGCACAATTAAATAAAAAGTTGGAGCATTTTACAAAAACATTAGGAATCAAAGGATTCGGCCCTAAAACTGTTTCAAAGCTGAATCTAGCTGATATTACAGAAATCTTTTACCTAGATAAAGATCAAGTAGTAGAAGCCCTCGGCAGTGAAAAACTAGCAGACAAACTATTCATAGAAATAGAGAAAGCCAAGGGTGCAGACTTGGCAACAGTTATTGCAAGTTTTTCTATTCCACTAATCGGGAATACCGCTGCCTCTAAAGTTTCAAAAGTAATTAATCATATTAGTGAACTAACTTTAGACAAATGTAAGGAGGCTGGTTTGGGAGATAAAGCTGCATCTAATCTCTTAAACTGGTTTGATACGGAATATCCTGAACTGAAAGAATTTCTGCCTTTTTCCTTCAGTTCAGAATCAACATTTACCAGTGTAGATTCTGATCAAACAATTTGTATCACTGGTAAACTATCTAGTTTTAAAACCAAGTCAGAAGCAGCAGAAGCACTTACTGCCCTAGGCTTTAAAGTAACGGAGTCAGTAACTAAAACATTAAAATTCTTAGTAGACGAACAAGACAAAGATAGTACTAAACGTAAAAAAGCAGAACAATATAACATAACAATTATCACTAACCTTAAAAATTTTTTGGAAGAAATTAAAGATGACAGAAAAGCAAAAGAAATGGTCTGATGAAGCAGTTGAAACCCTACTAAACGCTGTTGGTTCAGCTAATCCAGTAACTGTTGAGCGTGTTGAAAAAGCCGCTGTAGTCCTTGGAGTTAGCCCCCGTTCAGTAGCAGCTAAACTACGTCAACTAGACCGTGAAGTTGCATCTATGGCTAAAGAGAAAACCTCAGCCTTTACACCCGAAGAAGGTGAAAAGCTCGCCAAGTTCGTTAACAATAACGCTAATCAACTCACTTATAAAGAAATCGCAGAGCGTTTCCAGCAAGGAAAGTTCTCTGCAAAGCAGATTCAAGGCAAACTACTTGCCCTAGAACTAACTGGTCTAGTCAAGCCTGCTGAGAAAGTAGAAGCTGCTCGTAGTTATAGCGAAGCAGAAGAGCAGAAGTTTATTGCTCTAGTTGGTCAAGGCAAATTCATTGAAGATATTGCCGAAGCTCTTGGTAAGACAATTGCTTCAGTTCGTGGTAAAGCCCTATCGCTTACCCGTAGTGGCGAAATCGACAAGATTCCTGCTCAACGTGAATCTCATGCTAACAATCAGGTTGATCCTGTTGCAGCACTTGGTGACGGCATTGCACATATGACTGTTGCTGAGATCGCTAATGCAGTTGATAAAACTGAGCGTGGTATTAAGACACTTCTTACTCGTCGCGGTATTAAAGTTGCTGATTATGACGGCGCACAGAAGCGCGCTAAAGCAGAAGCTAAACTAGCTGCTTAATTAAGTATAGTTTTAAACCAAGGGATAGAGGTGAAAATCTCTATCCCTTTTTTCACTGAGGAACCATGAAAGTAACTATAAAATACTTTGATAATGAGTCCCTTACCGTAGAAGAAGTCGTAAGACAAGCCGAGCACAATTATGGCAAAAATGTAAAAGTAGAGGTAATGCCAGAATCTACGATTGCATATGATTTAATTTATTTTGGTTTGCAGCAATTATTAACTCATGAGCAGTTAAGCCTATTGTATAGTAAAAACGATTCTTATCAACACGAAGTACAAAAACTACGCTCTGACGTAATCTACAAAATAGAAGAAATTATAGATCAGGTTATTATTGATAATGAGGCTAGGGTGACTTAAGTATGGATTGCGGTGCTATTGTTCTAAATAAGCTATTAACAGAAAGGAGTCTAGAAATATGGTCTAAACTAAAACTAGTATTTTTAGATCCAGCATTCTCTAGTTTATATAGCGCAATTGCTAAATATTATGATACTTATAGCACTATTCCAAGTTTTGATGAGCTAGAATTAACTCTGCGTGAGGGACCGGCCCTTAGAACTCTAGCGACAATAAAACTTGCGGAAAATCCTGATATTAGTGCAGAAGTTGCGCTAGATGCATTAGTAGACTCATATACGCAGAACGAGACAATTAAATTACTGGATAAGTTTATTGATAAACTACCAGTATACGATACAGAAGAAATAAAAGAAAATTTATCTGCTATGGTACTCACTCTTGATGAAAAAACTCTGACTACAGAGGGAGTGTATAACATGGCGGATATTATGTTATTTAGAAACGCAGAAGAACTTGCCAGAGAGCGTGTACATCTTGGTATTAATAATACTTTTGATAGTATGCTTGCTGGTGTTGCCCGTCAAGAATTAATCTTGATAGGTGGTAAACGTGGCAGCGGTAAATCCATTACTTGTAGTAATATTCAAGTTAACCAGTATGAGGCTGGCAATACTTGTGTTTATTTTACTATTGAGATGGTCGCCCACGAAACCCTAGAAAGAAATCTAGCTATACTAGCCGGAGTTAATCATGGCAATATCAAGAAAAATACTTTAACAGATGACGAAGTATTAAGTCTAGTCAAAGCTAGAGCAGATATGTTCTTAGAAGCCGACGATTTAGTAAAAGAGTTTAAAACAACTAGAAATAAGTTTCAATTTGAATCAAGATTGGTTAGAGAAAAACAACTAAAGCCAGATAATCAAATGTTAATTATTGATGATCGAGCACTAACTCTAACTAATCTTGATCTACACTTAGGAAAGGTCAAAGCTAAGTTTGGCGATAAATTTACCGTAGCAGTTGTAGACTATCTTAACCAAATCGTAGTTGAGGGTGCTAGTCAATTTGATTGGCAGCCACAGATTGTAATTTCCAAGAAACTAAAAGAATTAGCCCGAAAGCACGATATTGTAATGGTAAGTCCATATCAGATTGATGCCACAGGCGAAGCCAGGTTTGCAAAAGGTATTCTAGATGCTGCTGACATTGCTCTTGTAATGGAAGCACATGATAAAGAAAAGGGCGCAATGAGCTTTACAACAACTAAGATTCGTGGTGCTGGCGATATAGCTTGTACTAGTCCCATAAACTGGGATACTCTTAGAATTAGTCCTGTTTCAATAGATTTACCACAAGAAGAACCAAAAGAGAAGAAATCTAGAAAAATTAAGAAAACTTCAGAAATTAAAGACGACAGTAATTCTGATATTCCTTGGGATGTATAATTATGGATCCAGTATTAGATTTATTAAACAAATATCAGATACCTTTTAAAGTATCTGGTAAAGACTATGTAACCAAATGTTTTAACCCTGAGCATGAAGATAGAAATCCTAGTTTTAGAATTGATAAGCTTACTGGCGTGGCTCATTGTTTTAGCTGTGGTTATAAAGTTAATATTTTCCGTCATTTCGGTGTTTTAACTAATAGTAATAGTATTAAAGTTGCCAAGCTTAAACAAAAGCTAAAAGACTTAAATGTTAGCTTAAATGGTGTAGAGTTTCCTCATGATATGATACCCTATAACAAGTCTTTTAGAGGCGTTAGTGCTCAAACAATGAGAAAATTTGGTGCTTTTTATACCAACTACTCAGATTTAGTTGATAGAGTCTTTTTTCCAATAACCGATATACGTGGCAGAAACTTAGTATTTGTTGGTCGACATACAATGAGTAGCGGTAATCCTAGGTATTTAAATGTGCCAAGTGGTGCGACTATGCCAGTATTTCCGGAAAAATTAAGTGTTAAAACTAGATCGATTGTTCTAGTAGAAGGAATATTTGACTTGTTAAATGTTTACGACAAGGGATTAAAAAATGTTGTTTGTACATTTGGCACATCAAATTTATTAAAAGACACAGCAATTAAATTATTGCCATTTAAAACTCAAGGCGTTGAAAAAATATATCTTATGTTTGATGGTGATGATGCTGGTAGATCCGCTATGGATAAGATACAGCCGCTTATTGAAGAAGCTAATTTCGAAGTAGATAGAATTAATTTAGAAGACGGAACCGATCCAGGAGACTTAGATACAGAATCTGTAGTAAGTATAATGGAATGGATTACAACACAATCATTAACTAATGAAGCATAAAAAGCTGTTAGTAAGGTAAACATGAAAATTGCATTAATTGATAAAGCTCCGAGTAGAACTAACTATAAAGACTTTTTTGACTTTGATTATGAACACTTTCACATGAGTTCAAAACCAATTCAAAAACTACTCAAAAAAGATGTAGATTTAGACATTGATTTAGATTACTATGATCTAGTAATCTTAGTAGGTGCAGAAGCTGCCAAAGAATATGCTAAAATTACAAGTGTAACTAACTATGCTGGAACACTTGTAAAAGATAAGTTTGTGCCCATCACTAATCCAGCAATGCTAGTCTTTAAACCAGAAGGTAGGCCGGACTTTGATAGGTCAGTAGCAAAGATCAAAAGTATTATTAATGGAACAAGCACAAACGCAGCTAATACTGGCGATTTTAAAGGAATTATGAATGCTGATGAAGCATATGATTTCTTAAAAGAAGTACTAGATAGTGGTTGTGATTTTGTTGCAATGGACACAGAAACTACTGCTCTTTATCCTAGAGATGGTTACGTTTTAGGACTAAGTATTAGTTATAAGCCTAAACATGGTCGTTATATTTTAACTGATATTTTAGACAATACCCATGAAGATCTCTTAAAAGAGATTATTGCTAAATATCCCATAGTATTTCATAATATGAAGTTTGATTACAAAATGATCAAATATCATTTAGGTATTGACTTCGATAGAAGTAAGGTGCACGACACCATGGTAATGCACTATGTTTTAGATGAAAATGATAGTCATGGTCTAAAACAACTAGCACTAAAATATACAGATTATGGTGACTACGACGCAGAGCTAGATCAGTTTAAAAAGCAATACTGTCATCAAAACGGTATTCTAGAAGAAAACTTTACATATGACTTAATTCCTTTTGATATTATTAGTAAGTATGCTGCAATTGACACTGCAGTAACCTTGGAACTTTATAAAAAGTTTTCTCAGATTATTAATAATAACCCTAAACTGCAGTGGGTTTATCAAAATTTACTAGTTCGTGGTACACTTAGTTTAATGGATATGGAAGAAGTAGGCATTCCAATTGACCGCGAACGCATGACCGCAGTAGGAGAGTATTTAGATCGTGAAATCGAACAAGCAAAACAAAACGTGTTTAGTTTCGAAGAAGTTAAGAAATTTGAGCTGGATACTGGTAAAATCTTTAACCCTAATAGTGTTCAGCAGTTACGTAGTGTACTATTTGATTATGTTAAGCTCACCCCAACTGGAAAACTTACTAAAACAGGAGCCCTTAGTACAGACGCTGAGGTTCTAGAAGAACTAAGTGAAGAACATCCTCTTCCAGCAGCTATTCTAAAAGTTAGACAGTTAGGTAAAATTCAAAGTAGTTATGTAAGTAAAATCCTCCCAGAAATTGACAAAGATGAACGAATTAGGACAAATTTTAATCTTATCTTTACTAGTTCAGGACGCCTATCTAGTAGCGGTAAATTTAATGCTCAACAAATCCCTCGTGATGACCCTATTATTAAGGGATGTATTAGTGCTCCGGCAGGGTACAAGATCGTATCTCAGGACTTGGTAACTGGTGAAATGTACTATGCCGCTGTACTAAGTGGCGATAAAAATCTACAAAAAGTATTCGTAGATGGCGGAGACTTTCACAGTACAATTGCTAAAATGGTATTTGATTTACCTTGCGAAGTAGAAGAAGTAAAAAAGTTTTATGGTTCTATGCGACAAAGTGCTAAAGCCATCAGCTTTGGTATTTTGTATGGTTCAGGACCTGCTAAAGTAGCTGAAACTGTTACTAAGTCTACAGGTGAACATTACCCACTAAGTCGTGCCAAAAGCGATATTGATGCTTACTTTACAAAGTTTAATAAACTAAAAAAGTGGTTAAATACTCGTAAAGAGTTTATTGAGGCTAATGGTTATACTTATAGCTTCTTTGGACGTAAGCGTAGGTTAACTAATGTATTTTCCGCTGATAAAGGTATTGCTGCACACGAGGTGCGAAGTGGTATTAATGCTGAAATTCAGAGTCTATGTAGTGACATTAATCTTTTAGGTGCAATGGATGCTCAAGACGAGATCCTAAACCGTGGCATCCAAGCCAATATTTTCATGCTGGTACATGATTCTATTGTTGCGCTAGTAAAAGATAGTGATGTAGACGAGTACTGTGAGTTACTAAAAGCCTGTACACAAAAAGATCGTGGCTGTGGTATTCTTGGACACCCAATTGGTGTAGACCAAGAAGTCGGACAAGACTATAGCTTTGGAAAGTTTGAAAAAGTTTACGGTTTACAAAACGGCATTTTAGTAAAAAATGCGGCTGAGTGATATCAACTTCCCGGTATACTTATTAGGTAAAGAAGAGCCTATGCAGCACGAAGGCATTGCTTTCTATAGTTTTGTAGAGGACATTGACGATGCTGCGCCAATACTACATTACAAGATATTGGACGATAAAAATTTACCGGGAAGTTCACTTGCTTTGCGAAGGCTAGAAATCCTAAAAAATAAAGGTCAGCTGTATAAGTTAAAAACTGCCATATTTTTTATTGGTGATTTACTAAAATTTACTCGTGGCGGTACTTGGTTTATTGATAGCAGTGGTAAGATTTTTGAGTATAAAAAATCTAAGAAAGTGCCACTTATATATAAAAAAATATCTAAACTAATACCAATGCCTGCAGGTGGCGTAATAGTAGAAGTTGAAGGTCTACCTTATAGATTTAAATCACTACTACGACCAGTTGTAGAACAAAAATGGGCTGGATTACTAAAAGTAAATCATGGCTATCTGCTATATGGTTTGTATACTAAACCACTAAAAAATACATACAGAATGATATGACTAAAGCAATACTAAGCAACAGAATATACTTTAAACCTAAAGATGCCAATCATTACAAAGAACTAATTAAAACCTTAACGTATAAAATCGAAGGTAAACCACGACCCGGTAGCAAGATCAAACCAGTAACTATTATCCGAAACTATAAAAGTTTACCTAATGGTATAATCTCTGTGCCGCAAGGTAGACTTGATCTTGTTCCTGAAGATTATTTAGTTGAGGATAAGCGTTGTTTTAATGAAGTGCCTTTTCCTGAGCCGCGCTTTCAGCTACGCGATTCACAGCAACCAGTTTACGACGAAGTTACAGATACGTGCTTTATTAATGCGCTAGTAGGTTGGGGTAAAACATTTACCGCACTTTGGTTAGCTAAGAAATTTGGTCAAAAGACGCTAGTAGTTACTCATACGGTGGCACTACGAGATCAGTGGTCAAAAGAAGTAGAAAGTCTTTATGGCATTAAGCCAGGAATAATTGGTGCTGGTGTGTTCGACGTAGCCGATCATTGTATAGTTGTCGGTAATGTACAAACAGTAACAAAGCTAATTCCTAGAATACACAAAGAATTTGGCACAGTTATCTTAGACGAAGCACACCACGTACCTGCAGATACTTTTTCGCAAATTATTGATGGTATGTATGCACGTTATAGAATTGCGCTTAGTGGCACAATGAAGCGTACTGATGGCAAACACGTTATATTCAAAGATTATTTTGGAGACCGTGTTTATAAACCACCACAGTCCCATACTATGAATCCACTAGTAAAACTAGTGCCAAGCGGCGTATTTTTAACACACGGAGCTATTTGGGCTAAAAAGATTAATGATTTGCTTTATAATCAAGACTATCAGGAATTTATTAGTGAAATAGCTAAACGACATATTTTATTAGGTTATAGTGTTTTAATAGTTGCAAGTAGAGTTGAATTTCTAGAAAGTATTAAGGAGAATATAGGTGAGACGTGTGTGCTTGTTACTGGCAAAGTCGTTGGAGATGACAGAGACAAAAATCTACAGCAAATCGATTCGGGAGAAAAAATGTGCGTTGCTGCAACCACTCGAATCTTTTCAGAAGGAATCTCAATCAATAGACTTAGCTGCGTTATACTTGCAGAACCAACATCAAACCCAATTACACTTGAGCAAGTAATCGGAAGAATTATGCGACTACATCCTGATAAAAAGGATCCAGTAGTAATTGACATTCAGTTTAGCGGTGTGGCGGATAGACGGCAAAACAATGCTCGCTTAGCTTTCTATGCCTCAAAAGATTGGCAGGTGGTTAAAGTTTAAAAATTTACACTTGCACGTGCATATCCAATATGCTATAATATTATTTCTGCATTGATTATGACATTATTTTTTGACATTCAAAAATTAGAGAAACAAGCAAAAGGTAGTGATCTAAAGTTCTTAGAAATACTTGAGAACCATTATCAAATAAGCAGTTTAAAAAAAGCAAGTTTTAAAAAATTTAAATCAATTAATGGAACTAGTTATTTACTAAATCCACAAGCTCTATTTACCTTATCTAGATCAATTGATATATCTTATGTAGTTCAGTATGTGCGCTTAGCAGCCAAAAGATTATATAACGACTACGCTATGTTTAATGATATAGGTCTAAATATCACATTTTATCCAGATATAGATTTAAATTTGCTAAAATATAACCCACTATTAAAAATTACAAACAAATATATTTATTTTAAATTCGAGGAAATTTACTATGGCACTAAGCTTCGCAAAGACTAAAGGTAAAGCAATTAAATCATCTTATGAAAGCTATGAGTACAAAGATGGAGAAAATACAGTACGTTTAGTTGGTGGCATTCTACCACGATACGTTTACTGGCTAAAAGGCACTAATAACAAAGATATTCCAGTTGAGTGCCTAGCTTTTAATCGCGATAAAGAAAAATTTGATAATCTAGAAAAAGATCACGTACCTGAGTACTTTCCAGACAAAAAATGTTCTTGGGCATACTCAATTAACTGTATCGATCCCAAAGACGGTAAAGTAAAGATCCTAAATCTCAAAAAGAAACTATTTGAGCAGATTCTAACAGCTGCTGAAGATTTAGGTGATCCAACCGATCCAGACGAGGGATGGGATATTGTGTTTCGTAGGCAAAAAACTGGCCCACTAACATTCAATGTAGAGTATTCTCTAGCTGTTCTCAAGTGCAAAAAACGTGCACTTAGTGATGACGAGCGTGAAGCAGTTGAAGCTGCTGAAACCATTGATACTAAAGTTCCACGGGCATCTGCTGATGAAATTAAAGCTGCGCTAGATAAAATCACTAGTGGCGCTTCAGAAGAATCAGAAGAAGATATTCCAGAAGAAGCCAAAGATCTATAATATTTAGCCCCTTGCCTTAATAAGGTCAGGGGCTTTTTCCACTATGAAGATTTTATTTACAGCTGACATTCATATTAAGCTCGGGCAAAAAAGTGTACCAGTTGCTTGGGCTAAGAATAGATATGCACTGCTATTCAAAAATCTGCAAGACATTCAAGAAAATTGTGATATATTTATTGTTGGTGGAGACACATTTGATAGAATCCCAACAATCGAAGAATTAGAATTATTTTTTGAGTTTGTAGCTGGTTGTAAAATTCCTACTTATATTTATAGTGGGAATCACGAGGCTTTAAAGAAAAATACTACTTTTTTAACTAATTTAAAATCTACAGTAAACTTACTAAATAAAAAAGTATCAATAGTTGACACACTAACTACTATTGAAGGAATAGATTTTATACCTTATAATAAATTAAAAGAGTGGGTTCAGGATAGCATATTGCTAGAAGCAAATAGTAAAATATTATGCACTCATGTACGTGGAGAAATTTTACCTCATGTTAAACCTGAAATTGACTTAGAGCTGTTAAAAGATTGGGATATAGTATTAGCAGGTGATTTACATAGCTATGAGAACTCTCAGTTAAATATTTTATATCCAGGTAGTCCAGTAACTACTAGCTTTCATAGAAATAAAGTTGAAACTGGAGTAATTGTACTAGACAGTGAAACACTAAAACATGAATGGATTAAACTAGAACTACCACAGCTTATTCGTAAAACAATTCAAGTCGGCGATACACCGCAAGCAACAGACTATGACCTAACAGTATACGAAGTTGAAGGTGATATTAGCGAACTAGGGGCTTTAGTAGATTCAGAATTAATTGATAAGAAAATCTTGAAAAAAGAGAGTGATACTGCGCTTATACTTTCTCAAGAAATGTCACTAGCAGAAGAAGTATCAGAATATGCAAAATACATACTTCAACTAAATGAAGATGTAATTGAACAAATACTAGACGAATTAAACAATAATATAAGTAGGATATAGTTATGACAGATAAAGAAATTATTGTATGGTCAAAGAATAATTGTCCTGCTTGTACAACAGTAAAAAATTGGTTATCTAGCAAGGGATTTGTATTCGAAGAGCGAAACATAGACGGTCCCGTTTGGTCTAAACTAGACTTATTTAAAGATATACCAACAGCTAGAAGCGTACCCCAAACTGTAGTAAATGGAACAGTATTTATGGGTTTAGACGAATTGAGGAAGCATCTTGATTGAGCTAAAAACATTGGAATGGGGCAATTTATTCTCTTATGGTGATAATAATAAAATAGAGCTTAATAAAAGTCCACTAACTCAAATAGTTGGTGGTAACGGTAACGGAAAAAGTTCTATTGCCCTAATTTTAGAAGAAGTTTTATATAATAAAAACTCAAAAGGAATTAAAAAGTCTGATATTCTTAACAGAAACTCTAAAGCTAAATCTTATTGGATTAAACTAGAGTTTGAAAAAGAAGGTAATACTTATTTAATTCATACTACTCGTGGTAGTTCCCAAACTGTAAAACTTTTAAAAAATGGTACAGATATTAGTAGCCATACTGCTACTAGCACTTACTCTATAATTCAAGATTTATTAGGATGCGATCACAAGACTTTTACACAAATTGTTTATCAGTCCAGTAGTGCTAGTTTAGAATTTCTTACCGCTACTGATAGTAACCGTAAAAAGTTTTTGATTGAATTATTAAACTTAAGTAGATATGTAGAGGCTGGTGAAACTTTTAAAAGTTTAGTAAAAGAACTAAATGAAAAAGTAACTGCAACTAATAGTAAAATATCAACGATTAATAGTTGGATTGATAAGTACAGTAAAACAGACTTATCCTATAAAACTATAGAAGAAGTACCAGAACTACCCAAAGATCTAGTAGAAGTTTTGCAAGATCTTAAAAATAAACTAAAAGACATTGATGAGATAAATAAAAAGCGTTCTCAAAATAAAGTTTATAAAGACGCTCGCGACAGTATAGAACTAACAATGGATCTTGAAGAGCCTACAGAGGATCTATCAGAGCTTCAAGCACAAGAAGGCGCACTTAATAAATCTATAGAGGATGCTACAGCATTTATTAAAAAGCTAAATAAACTAGGATCACACTGTCCAACTTGTGAACAAGAAGTAAATACAGGTACAGTGGCTTCTTTTATTTCAGAAAATAACAATGTAATTGAAGTTAGTACAAAAGAACTACAAGTAGTAAAAGCAACGATTAGTAATATTAAAACGCAGCAACGTAAGTGGGACGCTGAACAAAAGAAAGTTAGAGAGTATGAAAAATATCACTCGCTATACGATCCCACTATACCAGAAGAATTATTAGATATTGATGAACTAAATAGCGAAATCAATACAAAAAATAATGAGCTCGCCAGCATAGAAGATATTATTAAGACAAAAACGGATAAAAATAATAAGGCATTTGCACATAATGCAAAAATCGATCTTATTAAAACACAGTTAGACGATCAAAAGTCTGAATTAGCAGCACTGACCCTAGAACTCGAAAGTTATAACAAAAGATTAAATATTTTACAAATTTTAGTAAAAACATTTAGTTCAACAGGACTAATTGCTTATAAAATTGAATGTTTAATTAAAGACTTAGAGGATACTACAAATAACTACTTAACAGAATTAAGTAGTGGTAGGTTTCAAATCACTTTTAGAGTAGAAAGTGACAAACTTAATGTTATTATTACTGATAATGGTAAAGAGATAGAAATATCAGCATTAAGTAGTGGAGAACGCGCAAGGGTTAATGCAGCCGCTCTATTGGGTATTAGAAAGCTAATGCAAAGTATTTCTAATAATAGAATTAATTTATTGATTCTTGATGAAACTATCGAAAACTTAGATATAGAAGGCAAAGAAAAATTAGTAGAAGTACTCCTACAAGAAGATTTCTTAAATACTTTCTTAATAAGTCACAGTTTCTCACACCCGTTACTAGAGCGTGTTTATGTTTCCAAATCAAATAACGAGTCAAAAATAGAGAGCTAATATGGTCGATAGCCGTGAAAAAGGTAGTAGAGCTGAAACGGCTGTTCGTAAACTTCTTAAACAAAAAACAGGTTTAAATTGGGAGCGGACACCGGGAAGTGGTGCTTTAAATGAAAAGCATAAACTAAAAGGTGATATTTATATCCCTGATGCTAAAAATGTTTATTGTGTGGAAGTAAAACATTACAAAGACGATCATTTTAATAGTTCTTTGTTTACAGGAAAAACTCCACAACTTATTATTTGGTGGGAACAAGCAGTTAGACAAGGACTACAAACAGATCGTAAACCTCTATTAATATTTAAATTTGATAGAAGTAAGCTGTTTGTAGCCTTTCAAGATATGCCTACTAGTAGCTATAGATACGCATTTCTCAATATTGAGAATCATGAGTTCTATATTGCACTACTAGAGGATTTTTTAGAGTTTGAAAATCCAAAATTTGTAACTTGAAATTTTTTGGATTATGTAGTATAATATATGATTCAAAAAGTAAATAAAAATGACTAAAAAATTCAACGAATTAACAGAAGCTAACAATACTTTGATGATTGTTGACGGGCTCAACCTTGCATTTAGATGGAAACATAGTGGTGCAACAGAGTTTGTTGATGACTATATCAAGACTGTTGAAAGTCTAAAAAAGAGTTATAAAGCTCGCTGGGTAGTAGTTGCCTGTGATAAAGGTAGCAGCGAGTATAGAAAGTCACTATATCCAGACTATAAACAAAATAGAAAAGATAAATTCGAGTTACAAACCGAAGAAGATAAAGTTAAGTTTGAATTATTCTTTGAAGAATTTCAAAATACACTAGATAAGATTGAACAAGACTCTAAATATATTCTATTCAGATTTAATAAAGTAGAGGCGGACGATATTGCTGCTTTTATTGTAAAAAATAAAAAGACTTTTCCAGCTGTAGATGACATTGTACTAATATCTAGTGATAAAGACTGGGATCTTTTAATTAGTGATAATGTTATGCGTTTTAGTTATGTTACCAGAAAAGAAGTTTCGGTAGATAACTGGAGCACACACTACGACTGCGAACCTGAAGACTATATTAGTATTAAGTGTTTACAAGGTGATAGTGGCGATAATATTCCAGGCGTTCCCGGTATTGGTCCTAAAAAAGCATCTGCACTTGTAAAAGAGTATGGATCTACTTATGATATTATTGCTAATATACCAATTCAAAGTAAATATAAATATATTCAATCACTAAATGAGTTTGGAGCAGATAATCTGCTTCGTAACTATAGGCTAATGGATCTTTTAGAGTTTTGCGACGAAGCTCTGGGACCCGATAACTGTAATGCAATACAACAACAGCTCGAGGAAAAATTAAATGTATAATCAAGCAGTAGAAGTGCCAACGAACTATAGTCCGGTGCTTTTATATACCAGTGAATCTCCAGAATTGGCTCCAGTTAGAGCACATCCTTCAGACGCAGGGCTAGATCTAAGAGCTAAACTAGAGTATTTCATCAATCCACATCAGAGAGTTATGGTAGGCACAGGAATTAGTGTAATGATTCCTTTTGGTTATGTTGGCCTACTATTCGCAAGAAGCTCTCTTAGTAAAAAAGGACTGATACTTGCTAATTCGGTAGGTGTAATTGATAGTGATTATAGAGGCGAAATAATGGCTCCTCTTATTTTCACTCCAGTATCAGACGAACAGAATTACGCTCACATTGAAAAGTATGAGCGTATTGTACAACTAGTAATTACACCAATTCAGCTAGCTATACCTGTTGCTCATAGAGGAACAAAAGAACAGTGGTTTAATACTGCGAGAGGAAGCGAGGGCTTTGGTAGCACAGGAAAAATTTAATTATGCAAGATACTATTTACGAAACTTTTATAGCAAAATCACGATATGCTCGCTATCTAGAAACTGAGCACAGACGAGAAAATTGGCATGAAACAGTAGCACGCTACTTTGATTTTATGCAGCAGCATTTAAAAAATAAACACGACTATACCCCTGATCCAGCACTAGTAGCAAAGCTACAAGCAGCTGTAGAGGCTAAAGAAGTTTTACCCAGCATGCGGTCAATTATGACAGCGGGTGAAGCACTAGATCGTGATAATACTGCGGGTTATAACTGTAGTTATATTCCAGTAGACGATCCTAAATCGTTTGATGAAGCAATGTATATTCTTATGTGTGGTACTGGCGTTGGTTTCTCAGTAGAACGTCAATATATTTGTAAACTACCTGAAGTACCTAATAAGATTTATGAGAGTAACACAACTATCCATGTTCACGATTCAAAGGAAGGTTGGTCCAAAGCGTTGCGCCAATTGATAGCACTGCTATATGCTGGCGAAGCACCGCAGTGGGATATTTCAAAAGTACGTCCAAGCGGTGCACGTTTAAAAATCTTTGGCGGACGTGCGTCGGGACCCGAACCACTAGTAGACTTATTTAAGTTTGTGGTAAAAATCTTTAAAACTGCACAAGGTCGCAGGCTAACTAGCTTAGAGTGTCACGATATTATGTGTAAGATTGGAGAAGTTGTTGTTGTAGGTGGTGTACGTAGATCGGCTATGATTTCACTATCAAATCTTAGTGATGATCGTATGAGACACGCTAAAGCAGGTGCATGGTGGGAGCAAAATGGGCAGAGAGCTCTTGCCAATAATAGTGCTTGTTATACTGAACGTCCCGAAGTAGGCGTATTTATGCAAGAATGGCTTGCACTATACGAATCTAAGAGTGGAGAGCGTGGTATTTTTAATCGCGAAGCAGCCCAGAAAGTAGCAGCGAAAAATGGACGTCGTAATACAGATTGGGATTTTGGTACAAATCCTTGTTCGGAAATTATTTTACGTCCTTATCAATTTTGTAATCTCACTAGCGTGGCGGTTAGGGCTGGAGACACTGTTGATATGGTCAGAGAAAAATCGAAAATGGCTGCGATTTTGGGAACGTGGCAAGCAACGCTAACCAACTTTCCTTACTTACGCGATGTATGGCAGCACAATACAGAAGAAGAACGTTTACTTGGCGTATCAATGACAGGAGCACTAGATAATGCACTATTTAATAACCCTGATGATCCTGAGCTGCCCCAGCGTCTCGAATCAATCAGAGATGCCGCAGTCACCCAAAATAAAATCACCGCCGCTGAAATTGGCATTTCACAAAGTGTTGCCGTTACAGCAATCAAGCCTGAAGGTACAGTATCTCAGTTAACAGATACTGCAAGTGGACTACATACTAGACATAGCCCGTACTATATTCGCAGAGTTCGTGGTGATGTAAAAGATCCACTAACACAGTTTATGATTCGTGCTGGCGTACCCAGCGAGCCTTGCGTAATGAAGCCAGATACTACAGTAGTATTTAGTTTTGCTAAACGTGCTCCTACTGGTGCGCTGGTGCGTGATGGTTTAACCGCGATTCAACATCTTAAACTATGGCTAATGTTTCAACGTCACTACTGTGAGCACAAACCTAGTGTTACTATTAGTGTTAGCGAACGTGAATGGCCTGCAGTAGGTGCTTTTGTTTGGGAGCACTTTGATGAAATGAGCGGTGTTAGTTTTCTGCCTTATGATGGTGGAAGTTATCGCCAAGCACCTTATGAAGAGTGTACTGAAGAACAATACCAAGAACTATTAGCTAAAATTCCAGACGACTTAGACTGGGATACTATTATTGAAGATACAGATAATGTAGAAGGAGTGCAAAACTTAGCGTGTACCGCTGACGGATGCGAAATTATTTAAATGAATAAAATAACAGTTGAAATTACAATAGACCAATTAAATTTAATTATAGCAGGATTAGAAAGCAATACAAAATCTCTAATTACTAATCTTGTACAACAAGCTCAACCACAAATAGCTCAGCAACAAGCAGAAGCTACGAGTGAATAAAAAAAGCCCAGTAGAACATCTACTGGGCTTTTTTTACGTCCAAAAGTTATAATTTTTATTTTTTGTAGGAATACCGGTACTTTGATAATGCACATCGCAAAATAGCATAAATAAACGAGGAGCACTAGTATTATTAGTGTGTAATTTAGTTCTTACTACTATTAAACCATCTGTTTCAATTTGATTGGTGTCTAAGTGAGTAGCATCACCGCCGGCTACAGTTAGCTTTGTTTCACTAATATGATGGGTTAATGGTGTGGTATTAGCTACTTCACTGACTTGTAGTAGTTTTGCTTCACTATTAAATGCTTGTTGCTGGTAACCTTTAGCATATGTACTAGCAAATTCCCAAGTGACTAGACTATTAGGCTGAACACCAAGACTAGTATGCAACCAATGAACATGAATGTATAAGTCGGTGCCTGGTGCGTAGTCGTGCGGAATATGAAATTGATGATAGCTTTTATCTCCTACTTTAAACTGATAAGCGTGAATATCAGTTACAAATTCAGTAAATGTAGGCGATTCATTTGCAGGTCCAGTATAAGGAATAGTAGGACTAAGTAGGTCGTGCCATCCAAACTGTGGATTGTCAATATTTAACTTAATACCATCAAACTTTTGGTTAGAAACTACTGGTTGATAGTAGTTAAATTCGCTAGGATCTTGTCGTGGCTCTTGATTCTTGTACTTATCAAGTAGTGTGCCATCAACACGATCTAAAAAATCATCAGCAAATCCAAGTGTTACTGATCCGTAAGGTGGAATAACATATAAGCCAACAGTCAGTGTAGTATTAGTACGATTGACATATTTATAAACATCTGTCATTTTTACTTCCTTAGTAGTCTTTGTAGGCTATAATTATTTCTTTGCATAACCTACTGCGAACAATGTCGTCGTCTAAAAATCTTACCGTTTCAACACCGTTTATTTTTTGTAATCTATAAAGAGCATCGTCTAAACCACTATCTTTAATATCGCACTGATAATCATCGCCGCTAAGTATAATTTTACAATTTTTACCTATACGGCTAAGCAACATTTTAAACTCAGTTTTAGTCATGTTTTGTACTTCATCAACTAAAACAACACAGTTTTCAAAAGTTAAACCACGCATAAATCCAAGTGGTTTAGGTTGTATAGATCCATTTTTTAGTGCATACTCATAAAACCCTTTGCCAAGCGTTTTAGTAAATACACTATCAAAAGGTTCTAAGTATGGCAAATATTTTTCTTCTAGAGTACCAGGTAAATACCCTAAACTTTTGCCGACTTCAACATTAGGTCTAGTAAGATAAATTTTCTCTACTTTTCGGTGAAATAACTGGCTTGCTGCATATGCGGCTGCTACATATGTTTTACCTGTTCCAGCACTGCCTATTCCAAATATAATATCATTATTATATATAGCTTCTAAATATGTTTCTTGTATATAATTAAGTGGTCTAACTTCCCTAAAATCAACATATTGCTCTGTTGTCTGCATTTTAGTACGTCTTACTTTTTTACCACTATTTGTAGCCATATAGTTCCTTATCTAAGCTAGTAATAATAAGGATTCAGCTTCTCTACGACGAGTAAGGCCTCGCAAAACTCTACCAGCAGCCTTGTTCCATTTTTTAATCTCGGTAGCAGCTTCATTCCAATTTTTTTCATCTACTCGTTTTTTAAGAGTAGATATTCTATAATTACCAAGACCGCAATTGTAAGCAAAACTTACAATTGCAGCAATTTTTTGAGGTTTTTCGTCTAACAGCCCAGGACTTAGTTTTAATACACCACTTAAAAAATAAGTAACGTGTTCACTTAGCGCGTGTTCTGCTTGTTGTAGTGTCCACACCGTATCTTTGCGTATATCCGGTCCAGTACTGCCCCAACCTATAGTCCAAGGCTTGCCACCTGTACCTGGGTCAGGATAAGCAGCACAGCCTCCATTGGGTAGTCTACGATGATAACCTTCAAAAGGTTTTATTAAGACATTTTTGGTAATTTCTACAGCTTCTTCTAAATTGGTCATAACAACTATTTACCTGTAGTTTTTTCATATTTTTCAATAGAGCGACCAACAAACCAAAAAGTAAGAATCATATTTAGCATACCAAAATCTTCTACAGTCCAACTATTTTTTACTATTTCTATCCAAGGAACACCCATAATATATGCTGTATACATTACTGTTACTTTGTATAGAATATACAATCCAAATAGTAGATAAGTAATCATTGGTCTTACAAGTGCGCTTAGTGCTGCTACCCACTTATAGCTGGCTTCACTTGTTTTTCGCTGTTCTACAAAAGCTTCTTTAATTGCATCTAGTTGGGCAACACTATGATCTACATAACGCTCTTCTACACGAAACTCACCCCGCATTTTTTCTAGGTCAGTTTGTAGGTTAAACATTTGTAATTCGTGTTGACGTTCGTTCTTTTTATCAAAGAACTTTAATACTTCAGGTGCTAAACGAAAAATACCACCAAAAAGTGATCCAATTATACCACTTCCTAAAAATTCTAGCATTTGTACTCCTTTATGGTTGAACCGGCCACTGAATAGCAAACGGATCTTGTTGTTGTGTAAGGTCCCTTAATGCTTGACGATATTGAGCCCAAGCAGTATTTATAGCTACACTAGTATCAGCAGCACGAATAGACATCCAGTCGGTGTCTTTTAACATCTGATCTCTTTGTTGTCTAATATTTATCCACTGCTCTTCACTACGTCTAGCTAGATAAGCTTCTTCATGCTGAGCTTTTGTGGTTACATTACCCTCTTCGTCTGTCGTATCGGAGAACATATCTACAACATCGTACTTCTCTACCCAGTTACCATTGGCGTCTTGTTCAACACCATTACGACGCACTGTTTTGAGAGGATCGGTGTTGGAAGGTTGAGGTGAAGCCATTACTGGATCTACACCTAAAAAATCAAATACTGAATCGTTCCAGACTTTAGGTAACGATGTATTGGGATTACGACGGCGTAACTCACCTTGTGAGACTAGTTCGCCGGATTCTCTAATTCTAAATTCTGCCATTTTTAACTCCTTGAATAGTCGGTTTAGTAGATTGAAATTCTCTACTGTTTATTTATGCTATGGCTAAGTAGATGTAAGTTGCACTGGACACATTAACGTTTGTGGCAGCTACCTGATTTACGATAAACCCTGAAGATACCGGGTCAACGGAATCGTCTGTGGTGACTTCAGCGGCATTAGTATTTAGACTTAGATGTGGATCGTTAGCCGATACAATACCTCGAGCTGTATCCCAAACGTACCAGTCGCCAGTCGAATCCGTGCGCTTGATTAGAACGAACCTCGCCCCTGACGTAAACCCGCAGTTAATGGTTTGATTAGTACCATTACCGGTGTATGAGCCGACTTTTGAAATACCGGGGAGCGTGGCGAATAGGTATGTCACGTAGTTTTCAGCACTGGTATTCATACCAAAACCGATGGTGCTATCAGCAGTAAACGTAGAGGAACTAACTGAAAAACTGTCTCCTTGTTTTGCTGTGGTTTCATTAAGTCTTAAAAACCCCGTCATGGTGGATGCTATCCCATTACCCTGAAACACTGTCCAGCCTCGGGTAGACCTCGACTTATTAATTAAAAGTTCCGGTATAACACCAAGATTGTGGTTGATTACTTGCGTACCGGGACCATTACCCGTATAACAAACCACATCGAAGAAGCCGGGGGCGCGTTTGAAGAAATAGTTGATATATAAAATCGTATCTATATTACAAAAACCAACCCATCCGCCCCTATTACCACCCCGTCCATTACATCGAATTGTGTGAGGGACGTTAAGCCGGTACCGCTTGTACTCCCAGAGGATTCTGCGTCTGTGGAAGAATAACCCCCATAGGTATTAGTAAGCAGAAACTTTTTAGCGCCTCGCAATCTGTCGTGGAAAGCGTTGAGAGGGTAGGATGTGTGGTTTCTACCTCGGGTCATTACCATGTCAGTCGTGACCCCTGTTCCCGTCAACGCCGTGGTCGCCCCATTCCCTGTGCGAGCAATCTGACCAAACACCTCCGTAGCGCTCTCCGGCGGCTTCATCGGGCGGCGGATGGCGATGTAGATGTAGGTGTTACTAGGAGACGCTGCAAACTTGAAACCAGTTGCGGTTAAATCAGTTTCTGACTCTGTGCCTTCGGCTCCAGAGGTATTCGCTAATAACTTACGATTTGCTGAATCTACGGTTAGACCACGCATTGAATCTAAAATTTCCCAGTTTGTTCCTGACCCTGTATTTTTATACATAATCCACTGCGGCTCATACCCTAGATTCACCGTAGCGTTACCACTACCATCCGTCGTAAACGACCCACACGAAATCACATTATCCGTGCCTGACTCACCAAATCCACCGGCGTTGTGGGCGAAGAGGTAGGCAACGTAAGATGTGCTGCTGGCATTTACGCCAGAATCTACACCCAGAGAAAACACTGTTGAAGTTGGGTCTGTGTTGTTCCAATACGGTGAGGTGTCAACTACGTTTGTCAGATTAAGTCGCAAAGCTCCAGTATTGCCAACGCTGCGATGATACACATACCAACTGCCAGCACCGTCTGTGCTTTTAACGATAATACAGCCGGGAACGGAGCCAAGATTGTGCGAGATTGTCCTCGCTGTCATGTTCCCCGTCCACGTCACCACATCAAAAAACTTCGGAGCCTTGCGGAAGGTCCATGAGGCGTAAGTTGTTCCAGAGTTATTGTGGTTAATGGAAGAATCTAATGTAAAACCTGTTGTGTTAAATGCTGTGTAATTTGTTAAAGGGCCTTGTTGTGAGATAGTATCATTGGTCGTTAACCAATAATCACTACCCCTTTCGGTGTCTGTAATGCGGTGTCCATATGTGCTTGCTGACCTTTCTTTAGTCCAAACCAACCCACCTTCACCCGCGAGGTCAATCCCGTTGGTGATGGTCTGGGTGCTGCTGTTGCCGGTATAAAGGTAGGTCGAAAAAACGTCCTCGACGTATAGCGCAGAACCAGCAGCACCCGCGTTCCCCGCAGCGGCTTGAAGTATTTTAGCTAATGTCATGCTGCGCTTCCTACATATGCTCCGAAAAGAGTGCTGCCAATTTTCCAAAATATTAAAGTATCGTCTGCAGTTAAAGTTGGTGCAGTATTGCCTGCTGAAGTTACCCAAGTAATTGTAGGCCAATTAATTGTATAAGTTGATCCGCCTGTTAATCGTAAAGTAACGCTTTGACCCGTTGATAAATTATCTGTAAAAGTTATAGTTCCAGCAGCGTATACATATACAATTGTTCCTAAACTTGATAATAATGATAAGGTACCACTACTAGCAAGACCTGCTACACCTTCGGTAAATCCTCCGGTTGCTGTTACTGCTCCTGTAATTGCAGTATTAGAATAGATATTTACTGTACCTGTTGATCCACTCACACTTGAACCGATGTTAATATTAGTAATGGAACCAGATGCTCCACTTCCGCCTATATTAATGGTTTTTGTAACACCACTAGCATTTGCACCTGTAGCAATATTAAGCGTATGAGCAGATGCAGACCTATCAATGGTCATAGTTCCAGTAGTAGCTGTGCCGCCTAGTGTAAATACTCCACTCGATAAACCGGTTGCTATATTAAATGCACCACTAGAAGTACTTGTACCTACAGATAATGTACTGCTGCCGCTTTGACCATTAAATGTTGGTGCATATGCTGCTCCAAAATATGCAGCACCCAATTGACGAATTTCACCGTTAACTTTTAAGTTTCTATTAACAATTAAGCTATTTTTAATAGAGCATAATTGCGATTCAACGGAAAACTTATTTCCTGTAAATTTAGTTGTTGCGGAATTAATTGTTAGTTCAAAAACTCGGTCGGTATTATAATCTGATACCCATGCTTTACCTACCGCTTCATTAACATACAGTCCACTCATGCCACCTATAGTATATAATGTAGTTTCATCTGGTTGCACATAATATAAGTTTACATAATCATTAAAACTTGCAGTTGCAACACTCCAAGGTGTTGACATTGTAAATTCTGCGATTCTATTATATGTTGTTCCTGCAACCCAAAATTTAGTGCCATCAGAACTAAAAGATAAGGCTTGCGGGCCGGTTTCATATGCACTAATTGAATACACCGTTGAATATGTAGCAGTGGAAATATCCCAAGCTGTTGATAAATTATATTCATTTACATCATCACCGGAGGTGCCTATAACATACATTTTTGTGCCGTCTGGTTTAAAATAAACGGCATTGGGATCTGATTCTTGAGATGTAACTGTAAATGTTCTTGTGTATGATGCAGATGTAATATCCCATGCTGAAGAAAGAGTATATTGATAAATGTTATCCCCAGTTGTACCTGCTACATACATTTCTGTTCCGTCTGGTTTAAAATCTAAACCATATGGTGAGCCTTCTTGAGATGCTATTGAAAATACTACAGGAGAACCAGCAGTAGATACTGACCATGCTGTGCTTAATGTATATTGTGTAATATCATTTCCTGAATTACCAACAATATACATTTTTGTACCATCGGAACTAAATGCTAAATCTCTTGGCTCACTCTCATCTGCTGCTACTGAGAAATTATCGCTTACATACCAGGATTCAATTCCAGTAGCTGCTTCAATAGAACCTTGAGCACCTATTACAGATAAACTTCCTGCATCAATTTGACCTGCTACCCCTAGTTTACCAGCAACATATCCATTTTGCCCTAGATATAGATTTCCAGTTTTTAATACAACATTGTTTGTATTGCCACTATCGCCACGAATTTCAAATCCGTCTTTAGCTGACCAATAATTTGTTAGTGTTTCATTTGTGCTGTCATTATAATATAAAATAGCATCATCATTACCAAAACCTATGCTTGTTGCAAATTTTGGATTTAATGTCCAGTTAGCAATCGTTGTGGTTGTTACTGCTGTTGATGCTGGTTGATAATAGGATCCTTGTTGCCCGTCTAATGTGTCAGCATCTAAGCCAGAACCAGAACCATCATTATTAGAAGTCCAATAGGTACCGCTGTATCCATCTATATTTGTGGCTGTGGTGGCGTTACCAGATAAACTGCCGCTAAATGTCGTTGCAGATAGAACACCTGCCCGCGAAAAATCAAATGATCCTGTAGTAACGGAGTCTGTAACTAATATTGAAAACTCTTTAGGATTCGAGGATGTCGATACTGAAATAAGTCTATTGCCGCTTGCGTTCCCATAAAACGATACATATTGGCTTGCGCTCCTCCCAAACTTCGTGAGAGTCGGGATCGTGCCATCCGCACTTTCATTCGACGCAATCAGCCCATTAGTAAATGTTGTTACGCCAGATATCGTTTGCGTTGTGTTTGTATAAACACCATTTGTTACTGTACTTGCGTTACCAGCAATATTCATTGACTGGCCCGACAGTAATGCCGCCGCTGCCGCTGGTGTGTATCCACGCCCAAAACTATCGGTTCCGTTTGTACCCGTGAAGGTCCCCATGCCAGAGGCAAGAGCATTTGCAGGTAACGGAAAAGTCCCTGCCGCGGTGAAATAAACAGCATATATGTACCCGTTGGCATCTCGCGCCACGACCTTACTTGCTGTCGCCGTGGTAGTCGCATCAACTGCCCATGTTGTTGCCGCAGAGCCGTTGAAGTTGCTGCCTGTCAGGTATGAACCACGAGTGAGCGTTGCACTTGTTGCACTTGCTGTGGTAGCTGTCGCAGCGTTGCCGGTAATGCTAATGCCCCACGTGCCGGAAGCACCTGTGCCTGTTAGTGTGGGGGCGTAGGAGTTGTAGTTATCCGAGCGAAGAACCGTGTTCCCTTTGTAACTAAATGTATTTAAGTCAGCGTAAAGTGTGGTCGTCCATGTGATTGGGTCGCCAGCGGATTTACCTACCCCACTTGCTGAACGAGTGAAAAAAGCACCTCCAGCACCACCATTGTTAGCAGTGAGGCTCGCGGCCGCTGCATCTTCATTCCCGTTGGTAAAAGTGGGAGAGTTGCCCCCAAAAGTATTCCAATACCAGTGAATACGACCTGTACCATCCTGTTGCATCCAAGCTGAGTTACCGCTGGCTGTAGTGCGGTTAATGTAGTTATCGACGGTTGTTGTACCGGTAACAGATAACGTACTAGAGAAAGATCCTGTTGTTGCGTTAACCGTACCGCCAGATTGGTTGGTAGCGGTAGTGGCTGTCGTGGCGTTGCCGCTCAAGCTCGCAGTAATAGTTCCTGCCGAGAAATTTCCTGATGCGTCACGCGCCACAACCTTGGAGGCTGTGTTGGCCGAGGTTGCATCTACAGCAATTGTTGGGCTCCAACCTTCACCTGCTGTACCAGTAACTAAAATATAACTACCGGCGGTATTACCAGCAACATAGTTACCAGTTGTGTCTGTACCTAATGCAACTGAGTTAGCTGCTACTGTAGCAGTTAATGTTACGTTAGCACTACCGTCAATAGATACGCTACCTGTTAGGTCACCGCCTAAAGTGATTGTACGACCAGTGGCCCAAGCATTTGCTGTACTTGCATTACCAATTAAATCACCGCGGAAATTAGTAGCTTGAATGTCTCCCAATGTTCCACTGAATACTTCAGATGAATTAGTTGCATCAGGTATGAATGTTAAGTAACCTGTACTATCATCAAATCCAAAGAAGCCGACTTTAGCTGCTGTACCATTGTGCCAACGGAATTCAACACCGCGATCTTTGTTATCATCAACTGTTGGAGCAGTATCGCCTCCTAATGTTAATATTGGGTCGTCTAATGTAACTATTGTACTATTAACTGTAGTTGTTGTGCCATTAACTGTTAGGTTACCACCAACTGCTAGTTCACCTGCAATAGTAACCTTACCAGCACTATCAATTCGCACTCGCTCAGTCGGCGTACTAGCACCATCAGCGGTGGTAGAGAATACCAACCGTCCCGGCATATCGTTTGTGCCGGGGGTGCCGTCTACTTCAGCCTCAATCCTTGCTGCACGAACAAAAGACGTTCCATCAGAACCTTGAAAATCCAACAATCCCAAGCGGTCATTAATGGCAACAATACCGCCTGTTTGAGTCCCAACAGTACCAGACTTGGATTTTGCAAATACGATTCCGCCAGCAACAGATGTTCCGCTTGTTGACCAATTTGAGATAGCAAAAGTTGAATTGTTTGCACCAGAAGTAGAGGCGTATTGAAGTCTTGTTGATGCAGCCGTTCCTGTTTGTGGACTGATAACATCAAAAGTGGTGGTGTTGCCAAAAATAGTATTTCCTGATGAGTCAATCACAACCGGGGTCGAATCAGGGTTCGCTGAATCTTCAACCACCAGCGCATTACCAGCACCAGTCTGGGTGATTCGCAGCGCGTCGGATGAGCTATTGACACCGATTGCAACATTGCCAGCAATCGCATTGGCATCTTGATATGCCAGATTTCCAAGATACTGGTTCAGCGGGATTTCGTTTGGTGCGGTGCCGAGGTCGTATTGGCTAACTACAAGGTACTGAGTTCCGCCGACTGTTTCGCTGATCGTGCCATCCACCACCAGCTTGGAACTGTTGGTGTTTATGGTGCTTGTGCCGTCACGCACGAACACTGTGCCAGAGGAGTCAATGCGAATTCTCTCGGTCGGCGTATTCGCGCCATCAGCGGTTGTACTGAATACAAGCCTTCCCGGCATATCGTTCGTGCCGGGGGTGCCGTCTACGGCTGCTTGGATTGCCGCCCCGTATGCGTAGGTTGCGCCATCGTCACCAAGAAAACTCAACTGCCCAAGAACATCGTTGTTTTGAACAATGCCGGTGCCGTTTATGGTCGTTGCTCGTGATTTATAAAATAACGTCGGAGCCGACGACACATCATTGCTAAATCTTGCTTGTACAAATCCAGAAGTGCTTCCAGACGTACCTAAAATCTGAAAAGAGTTGGTTACTCCATTAAGAATGGAGTTTGCAGAAGTAAAACCAATAACAACTTTTCCGTTTCCATCAATCACAACCGGCGTCGAATCAGGATTCGCTGAATCCTCCACCATCAGCGCATTGCCTGTCCCGGTTTGGGTGATCCGCAGGGCGTCGCTGCTGGAGTTGACGCTGATAACAGAGGGGCCTTCCGTATTTAATGTAGTAAACGAGCCAGTTGATGGAGTTATAGCCCCAATAGGTGTAGAATTAATTGAAGCAGCACTAAAAGATCCACTTAAATTTAAAGTATTTGACCAGGTAGCGTCTATACCGTTAGTAGTTAGTACTTCACCTGCGTGATTAGTCCTGTCTGGAACAAAGTCGTAACCATCAATTGTAGTAGTAACATTTCTCCAATTTAATATTTCGATCAAATCATCTAAATTTGCAGGAGATGTTAGTACCACTGTATCATTAACTATGCTAAAATCATTATTAGTTAATTTAATTCCATTTAAATATACGTCAACAGTACTACTAGGGCTAGGCACACTAAAAGTGGTCTGGCTAGCTGTAGCAGTATATGCATATTTAGTATATATTGCATATGCATACAATGAATCATTATTTACCCAGCTTGCAGTAGTACCGTCAGTAGACAGTACTTTGCCACTATTATTAGTTTGGTCTGGTAAAAAAGCCTCAGTCTGACTAATACTTGGAAAATAGTTAAGTGTATTAGTATTAGTTCTAAAATATAGTTTACCATCATTATAATTTATAGCTAATTCACCGTATTCTAAATTATTAGGATCTGGCTCTAATCCACTAACACTAGATTTTTTTAGTTTAATAACTGTTGACATATTTTTTCCTAAAAAGGTAGTATAAACAGCCTAAAAAGACTGCTAATAAAAAATCAGAATGTGCCGCCATCAACAGTATTTGACCAGTAGGGGTTACCTGTTGAATCTTGATATAATATACTACCATTAATGGTAGAACCAGCAGTAATACCAAGAGCACTAGTGCCATTGCCATATAATAAACCGCGGGCAGTAACTGAAGTTAAACCGGTTCCGCCATATGGTACACCAACTGTATTTGCGTTCCAAGTACCTTGTGTAACAGTACCTAGAGTTACAATAGTAGCCTGACCAGCATAAGTATTAGCAATATCTATGGAGTCGGCATTAATTGTAATTCTATTTGCAGTACCACCTACAGCTAGTACTCCATTTGTTAAGGTTAAACCTGCACCACTTACTGTAGACTTTAGTTGAAGTTGATCAGTAGATATTTCAATACCGCCAGTTGCAGATACTCCTATATCTAATACACCATCAGTTAAGCTTAAACCTGCACCAGCTACTGTAGATTTAAGCTGAAGTGCATCACTAACTATTTCAATTCCGCCAGTTGCAGCTACTTGTACGTCAAGAGTATTTCCAGTTTTGGTAAGTGCTGCGCCTGCAACAATTTGACCCGCACCAGAAAATTGAGTAAATATTAAACTATCGGTACCAACGGTTAGAGGTGCATCAGAAGTAATAACATAACCATTATCACCATTTAAAGTACCTTGTTCAACAAATAAGAATAGTCCTGGAGATACTTCGTTTGGTTCGTCAGCATCAGAACTACGAGACCACGCACCTGCTGCAACAACGTAAATACCATTTTGTGAAGTAGTAGTCTGATCTTTAACTAAAACTCGGTCACCAACAATTAATTCTACAGCATCAATAGTTTGTGTACCTGATAGGGTAATATTTGCTGTTGTTGCTGCACGAACAGATTGTTTAACATCTAGACCTGCACGAGCTGCATCAACATAAGCTTTTGTTGCAGCATCTTGAGCATCTGTAGGATCCGCAAGACCAGTAATCCTATTAGAACCCATTGCTAAATTATTAGTTAAAGATATACCTGCAAAAGTTGGTGTAGAACTAGAATCAATATCTATTGTAACAGTATTATTACTTACAGTAGAAACAATACTAGCACCTCCAACAAATGTTAATGTATCTGTTAATAAAGCAACAGCATCAGTACCTGTATCACCAGCAATATTTAAATTAGAAGCAACAGAAGCTGTAGATGCTGCTGTTACTTGTCCCTGCTCATTAATTGTCAGTACAGGAATAGCAGTTGCAGAACCATAAGTAGCAGCATTAACGCCTGTAGCAGTGATAGAAATTGTAGAAGTATTAGCATTATCATCTATAGCTACTGTAATTCCTGTACCAGCAGTTATAGCTCCACCGACTGTATCGTAAATATATTCGGCAATAGAAGTTGCACTATCGTCAATATAAAGATTACTAATTACAGTTTTACCTACTCCATTCGGTGTAATATTTAAATTACCATTAGTATCTGTTGTAGAGATAGTATTGCCGTTTAATTGTAAATTATCAATCAATAAGTTATCAATTTTTGAATAACTATCAACTATAATCGCCGCACTAGCTGTTAGTGTTCCTGGCGTATGATTTAAATAGTCAGTATATAGTTTACCACCAATTGCTGCAATATTATCTGCTTCGCCAGGGGTAGTCTCAGTACCATAACCTATATATAATTTATTAGAAGCCCATGAATAGGCTAACTCACCAGATGCTAAAGTATTAGGCGCTACCGTAGTACCTGATTTTTTGATTTTAATAACAGAAGCCATTTTTTCCCCTTAGTTAGAAAAAGCCTGCGCTAATTATTTGTTCTTGTAAATTATTAGTCGCTGCCCAGGTATCACTTGATGAGTTATAAATAAGTGTAGCGCCATTAACTAACTGTGATAGATCAGCACTTAGTATTTTTGTGGCTGATGTATTAGTAGCTGTCCATTTACTAGTATTATTACTATATAAAAGAGTTGAACCATCACTAATTTGTGATATATCAATATCTAAAGCAGTATTTATAGTATTAATTCCTCTGGGCCCCATTGCACCAGATAGAATTATTTTATCAGTTGTACCGGTACTAACAATAACTGTATTAGTACTATCGACTATAATATTATTATTTACAGTATTGTCTACTACAATAGCACTCATCTTGTCACCTCTTTTTCAAGTACTATGACTCCACCAGCTAAGTTTGTTACATCATTAGTAACAGTATTAATTAACTCTAGGTCATAAACTGCAGAATTAAAATCAAAATCTTCAGTTACGGTATCTTGAATAACAATAGTTATTGTAGAATAAGCCTGATCTATCTCAACCCCACCATTAGCAGTAGTAAGGCTATATAAAACAGCGTCAGATTTAAGTTTAGATCTAATCTGCATTCTACCAGTAAGATTTGCTAAATTAACTGGTTGGTTAAATTCGACTACACCGCCCGAGGTATAAGCGGTGTATCCTAAAGAATTTATTTGATTTATAGTTATTGTATCTGCAGTAGCATTGGTAACAATATGATAAGTATCGTTACTATTAATCTCTTTCATACCAGATACATTTGTTACTTTTACCCTCCATCCCACAGGAATATTATGAGACGGAGCTGTTATAACTATAGGGGCACTTTTGGCAATATTTGTAATGGGTACATATACTTTTGTACTTGATTCCCACCTTAAAACTTGCCTATAAGTACTGCCTTGAACTATAGTTAAATTTAATTTAACTGGTGAAGTCATCTGGATTTTCCTTAAAATCTTTATGCTTATTAAGTAAGCTCTGCAATCTAGATACCTCTGAACTGAGATTGAATACTTGATGATGCAATTCGTTATTTTCTATGGATAAATTTCTTAATTCTTTATTAAGAGTAATTATCTCTAATTGCAACTTATTTAATTCTTCAGCCAGTAATCTATTTTGTTGACCTACTCTGTCAAGTTCTGTATGCATTAAACTTACAACAGAGTTTTCTGCTGAAGTTATCACCCAGTGTTTTATTAGTTTTTGAATACCAAGAACAATACCGCCTAAAGCAATAATTCCTGCGGTAATCTCTGTTGCAAAAGAGGTTGCATTATCCATAAAATCCTCGGTCTTACAGCTGTATACCCAGTAGAGTATACTATTAAGTTACAAAAGTACGCAAAGATAAAAATCCATGCGTACTTTTTGATGTTAGTCTATTATATCACAAAAGGTATGTTTGTGCAAGTTGAAAAAATAGAAACCCTATTTTAGTATATTTTATGTTTTTATTAGTTTTCACTACTACCTATATCAATTGGTTTATAATTATCACGATTTTCTGCTGTTTGCATATAAAGTGAATATAGTAATTGATATAAATAAGTTTGACCTACTATAACTCCAGTTTTTTCACCAGTTTGTGGATCACGTAATTCAATCCCATCTTGCGGATTAAAATATGCTGTTACAGAGCCAGCATCTGTACTAATAATTTTTTCATTTATACTTACAGCATCTTCTTCTATAAATAGTGCTGTTTTAGGTAGAGAAGAATGTGCTGGATTATCTATAATTACTTTTTTTGCACGTCGCCAACTAGTTCCTGTACCCGTTATTTCTTTATAGTTTGCCATTGTTTTCCTTATAGATATTGGTTATAAAAAATTTCAGTATATTGTATTTGATTTCCTTCTAATACAAATCTAAGTTGGAAGTCATATGCTTGAGAAGTTGCCACTATAGGAGGACGTACTTGAGTCTCTGGACTAGCACCATTATTTGCACCAACAGTAACTGGACTCAAAGCTCCACCTGTCCACCCACTCCAAGGCCCCCCTACTTGTCTCAGATTATACTGAGTATCAAAAGTTCTGCTTGTTGGCCAAACCTGAGTACTAGTAATTGTAGCATAAATAGTTCTGGTAACTCCAGGTGCGTTAGTTCCAGCTACCCTTGCACTTACCCCTGTTACAGATACGGTTGCACTATTATTTAAACTTTGACTGGTTGTGCTCGTCCAACCAGTTCCTTGATAGGTAATTTGAAAATCTATATTTTGAGGATTGTCTCCGGGGTCGCTTCTAAAATAAACGCTATTACCTGTCCAAAATGCTGGTATACTAATATCATTAGCGGATCCATTATAAATTGTGGTACTCCAAGTTGAAGTGCCACTAGCACGTTGTTGCCAAAATACTTGAATTGTGCGATCAAGAGGGTATGCAGCTACACTGGTTACATATGCTGCTAGTGCATCGTTATTAGCTGCATAAATAGGAGCACCATTTTGTATAGTTAGAGTATTGGCCCAAAAAGCAGTTCCACTAGTGCTATTAAGACGAAAAGTCCAAGTGGTAGTTTCATCGGCTTCAGTTGAACTGTCTTGTTTTGCACTAAAGTAGGTAGTAAGATAGTTACTTGTTAGCTCTACTTCACCAGTAGTTGTAATACCAGTTCCGTCTAGGTAAATTATCCAATCAGCAGTAAGAGCAGTGCCAGTAATACTATAAAATATTGAGGCAGCTCCGTGCGGAACATATTCACTTAAAATTTCGCGTAGCGTATACTCACTTTCTCTTATAGTAGTAGGCGACCATGCAACTGCTACTACAGGCATACGATAGAGTGTAATACTTGGACTAGTACCTAGGAGAGCTCCACCAGCGTTATCTAATCTAAATTTTACAAGTACACTTTTATCTATACTAATTGTATTAGTACCGTCCCAGTTTGTTGATCTAACTGTTAATTGAACTTGTCCTCCACTACCTGTAATTGTTCCGGTTAAGCTAGTGGGTGCATCAATATCAGCACTGGTTAATGTAGCACCGCTAGTATCTGTGTATACTTCATAGTAAATTGTAGCACCGTCTAAACCACTATATGTCATGGTAACAACACTGGCTCTGTAAGCAGTATCTAAATTTGCATAACGATATATTGTGTCGCGGCTTAGGGTAGGAGTAGTAGTAGTGTACTTATCTGTTACAGTAACTTGATTTGTAGTACCTACTGCATTAGTTCTAGCACTATCGCTATAAAATGTTACATCAAAAGTTCCTGGTCCTTCGTAATTACTGTCTAAAACGGGGCTAAATGTGGCAGTTGGCCAAACGCCTAAATAGCTTTCATAGTCTATTTGTCCTTGATAAATATTAAAATCTGAATTATCAAGATTATTATAGTTAGTAAGTTTCCAATAAAGTATAGGATAAAGATTTGGATTTGCGTCCGTAATAGTAATAGTTATGGTACTTTGTTCCTGTACAGTAGAGGGAGTTAGTGTTGCAGTAACATTTGTAACTAGGGTTTTACCTCGCAAATCATTCATGCTTATTTGACCACTGCTGGGCACGCCGGTTGTGCCGGCAGGCACATAAGCGCCGCCGGCATAGTATTCATTTAAGCCAATAGGATTGGAACCACCAAATTCAGCCTGAATATCGGTCATAGCAATAGTTCCGGTTGGAGTAGTCATCTAGTTCTCCTATCCAGTTCTTTAATAGCCTCTATTAAAAGTGGAATTAATTTCTCATAGTTTACAGCAAGCGTTCCGTCTTTACGAGTAATAACAGCTTCTGGTAGGACTTTTTCAACTTCTTGAGCTATTACACCTATATCGTGTTTTTTAATTAAATCTGGATGTTCTTTGTGTTGATTATTGTCTAAGTATTCTTGTTTCCAATCGTACTCATACCCACCAAGCTGTGTTAATTTTTCAAGGGGATTGATTAGTTTAGTAATATTTTCTTTTAAATTAATGTCACTAGTTTGGTATGCTATAACGTTTTGATAAGAAACAATATTTTGGTCTGCGGTAATAGTTCCGGTTATAGTCATATTTCCAGCTATACTCATAGCTCCAATAAAATGTGAGTTGCCTTCTGCATATATCGCATATCCACCATATGTCTGGATATTTATGGCATGAACTGCTTTGCCATTACTTGACTCTGCTTTTAAACCTGTTCCACCAGAACCTGGTATAGTGAGAGGGGTTCCAGGCCCAGAGGCGATGGCGTGCACTCCTATACCTACGTTATATCCATTAGTATTAAGTGGATTTTGGCTTACTATACCACGTACTCCTTCTACTATAAGGACTGAGCTCACAGGATAAGTTTCTAAATTATTACCAAGATATCCTACTACACCTATTCCGCCAGGTGATGTACTATCGCCTCCTTGTCCCGCTACTCCAATATTTGCCAGTTTGTTAAAGTTTACATCGCACCCTACCGCAAAGGCTTGATAGTTAATACCGGTTCCGCTACCATTAATTACCACATTTCCACGAGCAAAAAATCCGTCGGCAAATACGCTACCATTAGCTTTTGATAAATAGTACCCTGCTGTGCCCCAAGTACCAGATTGAGTAATTACAGGCGGAGAACTGCCATTCCAGTTATCACTACGAATATCTTGAAATACACTAGCAGCAGTTGGTACTGACCACACTGTTGTTAATTGTGGAACTCCGTCTACCGGAACACTATTATTATTAACCCTACCATAACTGTACCATACTATAGTTCCAACAGTAGGATTTATAGCAGTAGTTACGGCCGTCCAACCAGAAGGAATTGCAGTATTTGTAGTATTTGCCGGAGTTGATGGGGCTGCCGCAGTTTGGGACAGTAATATATAAATTATTTTAGTATTAATGCCAAGTAAACCGTTAGTACCATTAGTACCATCAGTACCATCAGTACCATTTAGTCCTGGTAGACCTTGTATACCCTGTATACCTTGTTGTCCTTGTAAACCTTGTTTGCTTTTACTAATACTATAACCTATAGAGTAAACAACGCTATTATAAGTAGCTGTAACTGTAAAGCTCTCTGTATTACTCGTCCAGCTAGTACCACTAAGAGTTATAGCTCCTGCAGCACTAACAGTTAGTGTTAGCCCATTTTTAGTTGTTGTACCAGCATAGGTAACTCCAGTAGTTAATAACACTCCGCCTTTATATAGCTTAATACTATTACCTGTGGGTAGTGTATAACCAGTACCGTCATTAGCAGCAGCTACGACGTCTGCATCATATACTAAATCAATTAAGATTGCATCAGTACCTGCCTTGCTTTTACTAATAGTATATTGAGCAGTATAAGTAATACTACTATAAGTAGCTGTAACTGTAAAGCTCTCGGTATCACTCGTCCAGCTAGTACCACTAAGAGTTATAGCCCCGGTACCTGAATCAACAGTTAGTGTTAGTCCATTTTTAGTTGCTGTACCAGCATAAGTAACTCCAGTAGTTAATAACACTCCGCCTCTATATAGCTTAATACTATTACCTGTAGGTAGTGCGTAACCAGTACCGTCATTAGCAGCAGCTATAACATCAGTTTCTGATACTAAATCTATTATTACAGCATCTTTACCGTCTCTAGTTTTAGTAAACAGCATTTTTCTGCTTAGCTGTACATTACCACTAGGAGTAGTAATGGTAGCAGTAAAAGTAAATTCAGCACTATTTGCACTAAAACTGGTACCACTAATAGTTATAATTCCAGCATTAGTAATACTAGCAGTTAAACCACTTAAACTAGTTGGAGTAACACTAAAACTAACCTCGGGTTCTGGCGAGCTATCAAGGGGCCAAGCAGTTGTCCCGTATACGTCGGTTCCACGAACAACAGCCATACTTCCGCTTACTGGCAGTTGGCCCCCATAAATAGTACCACTACTATTAGCAGTTAGGGTTCTTGATTCATTTGTAATACCCGCTTGGTAACTGTCATCACCTTCGGCTATTGAGTAAAGTGTTAGCTGATCAAATGCTGTTACACCACCAGTTCCGGTCGCAACAACCTTTACAAGTTTAGAAGCAACTGGCGCAAAACTATTTAAAATTAAAGTGTCTATAGTTACGTCTGTTTGCAGTACGTCATCAACATACCAAGCAAAAACGGCATTAGGAATATTAATTTCTGTAGCTGTAAGTGTTGTTGTGCTAGGATATGGTGTTCCAGTATTTTTTGGTTGCACAAATACTTGAGGTTCTGCTGCAAGTCTTACTATAGGTGCACTAGCACCATCAATAGATTTATTAAGTGTAATAGTTTTGCGTACTTCTACAGTACCAACAGTAAAGCTATAAGTAACTTCAGCAAAAGCTTCTGTAATACTATTAATAGTAATAACACCAGTAGTAGAATTAATACTACTGGTCATTCCCGTCTCACTGCCAGTGACTTTATCATAAACCACCGCTGGAGTACTTGTACTGCTTAATTGTTGAATACCTTGAAATACACCAGTAGTTATAGTTATAGGAAACTGTCCAGCTATGGGCGTACCTGTACTATCACAACTAATAGTTTGATTTTCATTACTTAAACCAACAGCAATAGTATCACTGCCTTCTGCGATATGATACACGCTAAAAACATCAAACGCTTGCGTTCCGCCTGTACCACTTACATCAACTTGAACCTTTTTTGCACCAACATCGTCAAAGAAAGGTATTGCATAAGTGGAACTATTAGTTCCTACGGCAACACCATCTACTGTCCATGAATATTCGGGATTAGTAATATTACTTACTGTTGCAGTTAGTGTTATGTCACCACTATTGGGTGGAATAGTACCACCATTATTTTTTAGTGTAACAAAAGCTAGTCGTGGAGCAGTAATACTCACCGCTGGAGCACTGGCGCCAACGACACCTTCTTTTGACTTTGCAAAACTTTGTACTACTCTTTGACTTCCTTCTACTCCACTTGTAGTTCTATAAAGAATAACATATTCAATATATGCACTATCAGCAGTCATAGTCGCATGAGTATCAAAATTTATAAAATCAGATCCAATAGTAGGGGTCGGGTCCGGAATAATATTAATAGGATTAATTTCAAATATGTTCCAGCTACCAAAAGTTTCGTAAGGAGAGGTTGAGTCTACTGGTAAATAGGTATTACCTTGTTTTACTTTAATTGTAGTGCCGCTTCCCGCATAGTTATCCTCGACTGTAGCTCCATTATTAGCAGCAGGAATTACATGAGCACTATTACTTAGTTCAACAGTAATCTGCTCAGTACCATCATTAATTCTATAAATAGTAAAACTATCACTAACTGTGCCAATAGTTGCTGTTACTACTACTGCACCAACTGTAACGCCAAGAGCACTAAATTGAGCACCTGTAATAGTAATCTGATTACCAGCTTGAGTAAAACTTACACTACCTAAACTAACACCTGCTCTAGTATACGCTTCAGCAGTAAATACAGGTGTGCCTGTAATATTTTTTAGTGCAGCTGTAAGTACTGTTTGAGAGGTTTCAGGAGTTGTGGCAAATTCATCTTTAAATACAAAATCTATATTAGTTGCACTAAGTTGAATTAGTGGAGCACTTGCTCCTGCAACTCCACGATAAACATTCCAAACCTGCTCAACCTCAATACCATCATAAACAGCTAAAAATGTTACGCTGCCACTGTTTTGGGTCATGCCGGTGCAACTATAAACACCTGTTGTCTCATCTATAGTTGCACCACTTAAGTGATAAACTGAGCCAGTTTTTATACTGTAAACAGGACCATTGCCGGTTACATCCTGACTCAAACTATAAACTTTAAAAGTACCTGTAGCAAGCGAAAAATCACCACCCGTACCATCTGGTTGGGTAGCTATGCCCGTAGGGTCATTTGTTAAGTAACCATATACTCTAACATTTTCATCATAAACTAGTGCTGTTAATTCTTGGGAAACAGTAAAATTACTTGGCTCAATAGCGCTAATAAATGCATACTTTACATAGTACCTAGTATTTGGCTCTAAGTTTGATATAGTAATAGAAAGTCCCATACCATCAAATACTGGATTTAATTGTGTATGATTGAATCCATTGGTAGTAGAAATCCACACCTTAACACCGACGAGATCATCACGAATATCGTCGGTTCTAATAAGGTCGTATGGAGTATCTAAAATTAGGTGTAGTGCTTTTATACCGGGATATAAGTTTGCTGCCATATTATTCCTTTATTGAATTGTCTTAATAACAATTGTACCTAGAGCACTTTCTGCGCTATATTCATTATTTCTATTTACCCTTCTGCAAGCTACTCTATAAGTTACACCTTGTGCAGAAATTCTTGGATTAGCTTGCTTTAATAGATCAAACCTTGCTTGAGTTTGGGTTCGTTGAACATCTATTTTATTTGTTACATTAGGCGTTATATCCCAAAAATCTTCTGTTCCAGTATCGCGATACAGTCTATACTCATAACATAAAAAGTCATTGGGTTCGTTACCATAAGTAGACAAATCTGCTACTATATAAGTATTTTCTAAATCTAGTGTAATAGATTCAACAATTGATGGTTCTATTCCACCTGCTCCAGCTGTAAAAGTATACTCTGAACTCCAGGGACCAAAACTAGTATTATTAGAATTAGTATATCTTGCTCGTACTTTATAAATCTCGTAGGTTTTAAGACCTGTAAAAGTATATGTACCTAAATTTTTATTTATAATATAAGTATTTGCCGAAGCAACACTAGTAAATAGTTCACTGCCAAGCGCTATTTCAAATTGTACAAGTTCAGCGTTTTTACTTAATCCAGTAGGGTTAGTAAAACTTAAAGTAGCAGCTGTTTGATAGATGCCTGTAGAAATTTCTTGACTAGTTCCTCGTTCACTAATTATATTTACTATATTTGGTGCACTATTTATAGTACTATTGATAATTGTATTACTAATGGTAGTTATATCAGCATCATAAACTAGTTCACCTTCTAAATTAGCAGTATATATTTCCGGACTATAGTCTACCAATGTTAGTTTTGCACTGTTATTTGTACTAGGTTCTACTTTTAGTACTATTAATTCATGACTTTCACTTCCTAGTTCACCAACTAGTACAAGATTATCTGTTTCAACTTCAATTGGTAGTGCTGAGGTTAAGGTAATTTCGTCATAGTAACCACTTTGATTCACAGTAGTAATAGTTTTACTTACACTACCATCATTAGTACTAGAAATACTATTTGTACGAATTAGAATACTATATGTTCGACCAGTTTCTAAATAAACTTCATTATTTAAAGTAATAGCTGTGCCTGTATTATCAATTGATTTAATTCTTCCGCTTCCAACGCCCCATAAAGGAACATCGTGTGTTACGCGAACTAGATCACCGCGACTACATACCAAATACTCAAAGTCAGTATTAAAAGTATATTGTTCTGGCCTTAGTTTTATTTGAGCAAGATGCCATCTAGCTAAATGAATTGCTTGTGCTTCGTTTGTAACTCCAGGTAGTTGCAGTTCTTCGTATATTTCAGCATTACTACTATTATAACCATAATTATACACATGAATTTCTTTAGTTTGATAAGCATTATTTTCATCAGGAAAAGTAACTCTAAAAGCATGAGGCAGTATGGGTAATATTTTTGTAGATTCAAATCCCCAGCTGTTATGTGGAGTAAAATGTTGTACAACGTACTCACGAGGCTTATCAACTACTACGCTCCACTTACCATCTACTAGTGCAGGGCTGGCTTTACCTGCCGCACATATACTGCGTAGTGTATCCATTATACTTTGAGTAGAAGTTAGTACACTATTATAAGTTAATCTAGGCTTTAATACTGTGCTAGTACCGGGAACATAAGTTACGGTATCGCAGTATTCATGCCAATTTTGTAGTGCTATTAAATCTATTTTTGAAGGAACATCTGCTTCAGAAATATTATATGCATTAGCAGGATGTGTTAAAATATATCTAAATAAACTAGCAGGATTATTAGTAGCTCTAACTGTCCATTCGCTTGAAGCTCTATCCCAATCTAAACAAACTGTTTGAACTAGTGCATTAATACCCTCTACTTGTCCATTGACTTTATTAGAGCTTTGTACATTAACTACAGTTCTGGCTAGTTTTCCACGTGGTAATTGTCTGAGCGGGGGCTTACTAGTATCATACGCAACCATACTATATAAATTAACTTTATGATACTTACGAAACTGTGGTCTATCTTCTGCATCTAGAATTTCTTCTCTGTCATTATTAACCCGTCGTACACGAACTGCATACTGTCTGGGCGGTAGGTCTTTTATTGAATACACATAATTAAATGCATCTTTCCATTTAGGAAAGTATCCACCAGTACCAACTGTAATAATGTTATTTAATCCTGCATATTGATTACTAGTAGTTCCTTTAACTAGAGTTATCTTACAGGCTATTCCTTTTTCATATCTAACATTATTACCAACTAGCTGCAATGAATGAGTGCCTGTTTGTAAGTATAAGCTAACTGATACAGTACTACGTCCACCATTTTTTGGTAAACTAAGGGCTCTTCTGCCGTCAATAAATATACTGCCATAGTCGTCACAAGCACCTTCTATGTTATATAAAGCACTTTCTGTAACTGTAAAATAAACTGTTTCGGATTCAAAAATATCTCCACCACCAGATGCCCAGATTCCGCTGGTTTTTAGTAATTCAGACCAATTATCACTTACTGGACCGGTTAAGGTAGTATTAGGTATACTATTTGTAGCAGTATCAAAAACTGGTACTATTTTTGCTTCAGTTATAGTAGGTTCTTGAGCATTGTATATTTTTCCGCCAGTAATTTCAATTTTAGTGGACGCAGCATACTTAGTAGTAGGTATACTTTCTGAATCATAAATTGTTGTAGTATTATCAGTATAAGTTAATACTAGTCCAGTTGAGGACCAGTTATTTAAATAGCTTTGTTCGCTTGAAAGTACGTATCCACCAGTACTTAAACAAATTCTATAAATAGGTATAAAACCAACTGGAACAATGGGCAATCTAGCCCAAGTTCTTTCATTGCCTAATAATTCTTGATAGCTTGTACCCGCATAATAATTATTTATAAATTCTTGAGAAGGGTCAGCGGTTAAACTATGTGTTACAGCGCCTTGAAATACTTCAATACCTCCGCCTTGCTTAACGCATATATCATAAAATCTATAACTTGTATGTGGTACACTTATGGTAGTATCTCCACTAGCTTCTTCTGTATACCACGCCGGCGGTGCTGTTAAAACTTTGCTAAAACTTATAATGCTGTTATCACCATTACCAGAAGAAAATACTGCGCTATTATCCCAAATCCACTCACCTTGTTGATTTTTTTCAGATGTAGTTTGTATTTCTATAACTGCAGTGGTTTCGTTTACTTTACCGGCGTCTCTTCCAGCAACAACTAACTCTCTCATGCCCTCTGGAAAATTAAAAACAATATCAATTCTATCAATACTGTTTTGAGTAAATGTTACTTCTCTCCAAGGATTACCGTCTGTACTATTATTAACTAGTAATTTAAGTTCTGGAGCCGTTTGCTCTACATCTGAGGGATATCTTTCATTAAATTTTTTAACTTCAACTGAATCTTCTTCTTCACTACCACATAAAGTTATAGGTAGTGGTACACTATCGGGTAAATCTTCAAAATATGCTTTATTTAATTCAACAGTACCTGCACAAATATCATCAATTTCTAGTGGGCCGAATCCCCAAATAATTAAAAGATTAATTATATTAGAATTTGTTAGTGTTTCGGTATATGGTACAGCACCAAGAATACCCGTATATCTTATTTTTCCTAAAACTACAGGAATGGCTCCAAATTTATTCATTTGGTTACCGGCACCATTGAATAAATTTAAACTTTCTGGTGAGCCGGGATCCGGCTGTTGTTGTGGTGGGCGAATTGGAGCAATAGCATCAACTAGTGCCATACCCACTAGTGTTACTCCTAATTTTGCAACAGTAAATCCTATACCTGTGCCTACTCCGGGTATCATTCCTGCAAGTTGTGGGGCTGCAGCAACTACTGCAAGCATTAGTATCATTCTAAGAGGATTATCTCCTGTTGGTACTACCTTATATCCTATTTTTTGTCCTGCTTCTAGTACAGTTGTAGACCACTTATCCTGTGGAATACCAATACCATCAACTACTATTACAAGTTTAGTAGCCAATTTTTTGCTAATTTTATATTTTGTGTGTACAAAATCAACAAAATTTTGTACTGTAGTGCCCGCAACAGTCCACTCATGAATAATACCAGTTTTTAATGGGTGGGGTGCACCTACTACTTCTACGGTTTGACTAGTATGTTTAAAAAATCCAACGAATCGTTTTTTCCACTGTGAGCTTTGTAATGAGTCAATTACACTATCTTTACCTTCACGGCTATGTAAAAATTTATTATTACCAATATAAATGCCAACGTGTTGCGGTTCACCATAGATATTAAATAAGCATAGATCGCCAACTACAGGACTAGTAGTTTCTAACCAATTATTTTTATAACTATTAATTAAACCATGAACTACTGGATCTCTACTACCTGCGTATAGTTCGGCATAGCTTGGTAATTCAATGCCTAGTTCCTGTGCATAGTATAGACGAGCCAATCCCCAGCAGTCTATTCCCGTGCTGTCTCTACCGTTTTCTAGATAAGGTAATCCAATATATTTATCGTATGTCATTAGAATAGTCCTGGAAAATATTTTGGGGTAAAATTATAACTAGGAAAAGGTTCGCGATTATAGTTAATTAGACTTAATGAAAGAGTAATTGAATTAATATTATATGTAGCACTTACAATATAAAATCCAGTAAATTCTGCTTCTACATAATCTGGACTACCACTTAGAACTAATTCAATATTTATAGGGGTAGCAGTAGTTAAACTTGAACGAATTAATTCAATAGCTTCTCGAGTTACATAATTTAATACAATACTACAGTCTCCGACACCAGAATCATCTTCATTCGGAAGAGTAATTTCTAGAGGTAAGTATACATAGTCATTTCCACGACTAGTTACCCCATATATAACTTCTTGATCTGTTGTCGACGCCAAACGGCCCGTAAAACCATTGGCTAGTCTTACGGGCTGTGCAGGCTGTGTAGGATCTGTAATAGTAAGTAAAGTTATTAGCTGCTCATCAGTTTCCTGAGAAAACATTGCTCTAATAGCATTTGGACTTAGTGTAGTTAATCGACTCATGGTAATATTTCAAATTGTGTACTTACTGTCCAATATCCTGGAGCTAAGTAGGTTAAGTCATAGTGCTTATCACCTTGCGGAATTACTCGTACTTCTATATAAGCGGCATTAGGATCTGTTGGATACCTAGGATTCCTAAAATTAAATCTTAGTACACCTTTTAAAGTGTTTTCTACAAAATCTTCAAAAATGGCTACTTCACTAGTAGTCATAATAAATGAAAGATTTAAGTTGCGTGCAGTCTTACTTCTAAAACGTTGTTTGGCGGGGCCACTGTCTGTTTGACTGCGTATAACATTTACGCCACCAGATTCTGTATAACCTTTTTGGGGTGTTTGAGGAAGTGTAAGGGGCCAAGTAGGAATAGGCATATTATCTCCTTATAGTTGAAGGTTTGGTGCCATAACTTGATCCCATGGCTCTTTGCATTGGACTATTAGTTCTGGCTACTTCACTTGCAACCATTTCACCAACAATAACTTCAATTTTACGATTTCCACTACTGTCAGTAGTTTCTTTAGTTTCTGTTTTAGCTCCACTAAAGTTATTTACAACTACTTCTACGTTTTGAGATTGAGTGTTTTGAGCAGTTACTCCTAGTCTGCCGCTATTGTCACGAGTTAGTGGCATGATAGCTTCAGGGCCTGCTTCACCCATGAGACCGGTGCCGTTGGCGAACTTGAATAGTGTAGGTTGTGAAACAACTGAATTTGTAAACAAACCTCCCATTCCAAACTTCTTAACTCCCGCATCATATGCTGCACCTTTAGCCGTTATAGCACCAAGAGAGATATTAGTATTAGCTTGGTTAGTTAAATTAGCTAAATTAGCACCCTGAGCCATACCATCAAAACCATATGGCGTAATTCCTAAAGCTGTAGCTAAGAAATTACCAAACATGCTCGCACCGCCTTCTTTACCACCACTACCTCCAACTAATTTCTGCATTTGTAAACGTATGGTTAGCCTAATAAAATCGCTAATCATTGAGTCTACTAAGTCTTTGAAATTAAACTTACCAGTTTTAGCAAAATCAGCAATAGCATCGCCCAATTTTTCAAAAGACTGGGATGCAAGATCAGCATACTTCTTTTGTTGATCGGAAACGGAACCCGTTAATCTAGCATTCTCAATTTTAGCTGCTGTGCTCTCTTTAATAGCCTTTGTAGCATTTTCAGCTGCAACACTTTCTCTTAACCAAGCTTCTTCAGCAGCTTTTGTAGAATCAAGAGACATATTAGGATCTTTTTCTAACGCTTCTTGATATTTGCGTTGTGCTGTATTAATTTTATTTTGTAAATCTTCTTGAGCTCTGCTTTGTTCTAATCTAGCTTGCTCAATAGTATAGAGCATAGTTTTATCTTGGATTTCTTGTTCACTGTATCTACTCAGCCCTGCTAAAGTATCAAATCTTGATTTATCTGCAGTGAGTCGGGCATCTTCTAAGCTACGTTGTGACTGTAATAAGGCTAATCTAGTTTCTTCTTTACGATTAATTTCTGCGTAACGTTGATCAATTTCTTTTAGTCGTTCTGCTTCTTTTTGTTTTAGTTCTAGTAATTCTTTTTCGCTCTTTCTTCTAGCATCATAACGAACTAAAATTTCTTGCTGTAGTGTATTATTTTGTTTATAAGACTCTAGTAGTTGCCCACTTATACCGAATTCTTTTGCTGCTGCTTCCAGTGCTGCACTGTTAACTGATTGTGCTGCTAATTTTCGTCTATCTTTTTCAGTAGTTTTATCAAAGATTTCAGCTTCTACTTTATTAATAGCCTGTAGTTTTTCTAATTCACTGGTATAATTATTTATAGAAATTATATCAAGTTTTTGCTTATCTTGATTTAATCTAAAAATTTCTTCTTCAGTTTTTCTAATTTCTATATTGGCTTTAGCCAGTAATTCCTGATTAGCTAAACGTACTTTTGCTACTTTGTCACTATTTTCAAATTCTTGGCGCTGTGCTCGCGCGGCGGCAGTAGCAACAACACTTTGAAAGGTAGAACTAGCAAGTGCGGCTTGCTTTACTAGATCAGGTGCTCCCGAAAAAGCATTATTTCCACCAACAAAATCAATACCCGCAGGCGCTTGTGCTACATTACCAGTACTAACTATTTTTAAACCCTGCTGTAACAAAGCAACTCTTGCATCTAGTACTTGTTGCGAAAAGTTTATATCTTGCTCTAGTGTGCGGATACGATCAGCAACTTCTGCTTGACGATCCGCCGGTCTACTTTTTAACGATTCTAATAGTTGCTCTTTTTGTACTATACTATTTTGCTCTAGTACAAGTGAGTTTTGTTCTATTGATTTTATTAAGTTTATGGTTTGATCTAGTTGCTGTTTTTGTAGTTGATTTTCTTTAATTGCTATGTCGTATTCTAGAAATGCTTTTGGTAGTTCTTCTTGTACTAATCCTACTAAACCTTTTTTGAGAACTAAGTTAGCTTTTTCATACGAAGCACTTAAAGCTATTTCTATTGTTTTGGCAAACTGTTGTGCACTAGAAGCTTGTTGTGCCCCTATCTTTTTATAAACTTCTCTTACTTTATCGTCTATAGTTTTAGTATTAAATAGCTCAATACTGGCTAGTTGAGTCTTATCTTTTTCAATTGTTTCTTTTAGATCTTTCCACGCACTTAGGTCTGCTGCAGTGCTTATCCCAGATGTAAGAGTTGTTTGTTGTGCTTCTTCTTCTGCTTGTCTGATTCTTTTATTGTATTCTTCTTCATTTTTTAATATTACTTCACGTAATTTACTAGCTGTAGTAAGAGAAGAATTTCTTTGATCGTATAACTCATTAATTTCTTTTTGTACGTCTAATAGTGCATTAACAGTATCGGGACCAAACTTTTTAGCAAGATCAGTACTATTTACTAGCTTTCTGAACTCGTCTAAATTATCAGCACCTTTGGCTAATTCTTTATTTAAATCATTAACATTCTTAAAACCTTGCATAGCCCATTTAGCTATGCCTGTACTAGGCAGTAAACTAGTTACTATTCCACTAGCTATTTTAGCAGTTTCTGTTAGCTGATCATTAAAGGCTTTAGTTTCTTCTGTAGCACCTTTAAATTGAGTTGCAATACTTTTTTGAATATCTGATAATTTTACTAATGTTTCAGGTGAAGCACCCTTTATAGCCTGATTAAATTCCTCAATACTGCTAGTAGCACTAATATTTAATGCTTCAGATGCTTCTTCCTTAAATTTATATAAAAATTTAGTATTAGATTCTAGTAATTTAAATGCGACTCCAACAGATTCAATAGATTTAACAGCTAGTTCAGCTTGGGTTCCGAAGCCAAAAAAGTTTTGTACTGCTTCTGCGGCTTTATACAACCAATTACCGCTACTTAATTCAGCAGTAGCTTTTTTAGTAACCTCGTCAAAAGATTCTGATAAGGTAAATAGTGCATTTGAAGCAGCGTAAGCTCCTTCTACTGTTCTTTGTGTTCCACGAGAACCATAGTACTCTAATGTTAAGTTTGCTGCTCTGACCGCTTCAGTTTGTTGTTCAAATGCTTTTTTAGTTGCTTCAATCGCCTCACTATTACCTCTTATTTTTTCATAAACAGTGGCAAGTATAGGAGCTACCAAGCTAAAAACAGCAATATAAGGACCAAGAGCACTTAATGCTGTACCGATAGCATTACCGATAGTAACAAATGCACCAGCGCCAACTATTCTAAGTTTATTAAATAAGCCAGATGTTTTAGATGTTTCTTCCTTAGTTTTAGAAAATCCAGCCATTAAGCCGCCTTCTTCTGCAGCTTTTGAAATATCACTTAAAGATTGTGCCCGTAGAGCACGTTCCTCAGCTCTTTTAGCTATTTGAATTCGTTGCCACTCTTCACTAAACCTTTTAACGGGCTTATCACTAACTGTTTGTACTTTTTCTTCTCTAATAGCTAAATCAGCTTTAAGTTTACCCTGCTTATAAACTAAGTCAGCGCGTTGTTTTTCTAAAGCTAAAATTTCTGTTAAAGCTCTTTTTTCGTCCTCTAGCCTTGCTAAATTTTTGGCTTTGCCACTATCAATTTGTTTTTGTATAGTTTTAATTCTAGAGTCAATAGCCGCTGTTTGCTTAGGATCTAAAGGTTCTGTACTAGATATTACTTCTTTTATATTTTTACCGGTGCCTGTAAACGATCTTCCTAGGTCTTTTCTAGTTGAAGCTATCTTTCTATCAATACCCGCTAACTCATTAGTATACTCTTCTCCTTGCTTACGCAGTGCAGGTATATCAAATAACTTTTCATGTCTAGCAACAAACGATTCACCAAACTTAGTGGCTAAATCTCTAGCAGCTTGGGCAGAATCTTTTGCAGTTTCTTGTAAATTCTGTCTCCAGCTAGTTACAGCTGGAATTGCTTGTTTTAATAATAATCCTGCTATACCAGCAATTACAGTCGTTAATCCAATAGGGCTTTCACTTAGTAATCTAGCTATTGGTGCTATTACAGTATTTATTGCCGATAAACCAACTTGAGCAATATCTTTAAAACTTGCTAGTAGCTTTTGATAAGGATTAGTTTCAATGTTAATTTCTGAAAACTTTTTATTGCCTTCTTCTAGTACGGCTACTGCGAACGCTTGCCTACGCTCAAAGTCGGTAAGTTGACTGCTTGCTTTACCTATTTTTAAAGCATAAGCATCTACTGCTGGTTCAATCTTAGTAAATATTCCAAGTTCATCTAAGAGTTCAGGCTCTAGTTTAGTGATACCGCGACTAAGCCTACTTACTGCGTCACTTAAGTCTACACCTAGTGCTTGAGATGCTTTTGTAGCTACTGAAGCAATTTTTAATGTTTGATCGACACCTAAACCAGCAGATGTAGCTTTAGTTACTGCTTGTGCAGCTTCGCGAAAACTAATAGCACCTTGTGTTATTTCGGCGAATCTTTTACTTAAGCCACCTAAGGCTACACCGCTAACGGCACCAAGCTGATCCATACCACGAATCATGTTTGTAGTATCCATGGCATTACTAAGTGCGGAAAAGGCGGCTTGTGCAGCAAATAAGTTAGCAGCAAAAGTAGCGTAAAGACGGACTAAACCGCCAAGACCTTGGGATTGTTTGGCAAAATCTCTTCCTGCCGCTCCAGTACCTACTGCACTGCGGGCAACGCCATACTCTTTATTTAGAACTTTTGAACGTTCTAACTCAGAGTTCAATCCTTCAGCATCTTTTCGACGCTGACGCATTGTATTACCTTGATCTCTCACAGAGAGATTAATATCGATTTGATTACCTGCCATAAACCCTCCAGGGGTAATAAATTTTTGCTAAAGTTTTGATTATTATAACACAAGGGTTTAAATTTGTCAACCATATTTTTTAACAACAAAATAGCCCGCTGTACCAAGAGCACAACGGGCTTTAACTAAGGAGTTTTGGTTCTTGATATATTAGATGCTCTAATATTGTCAATCATATTTATTAGAACAAACATGATTTTATATTCGCTTTCAATAACTTCCCAAAACTCAAATACTTGTTTAATATTGGTTAAATCTTTGCCCATATAAGCACCAGACATAGAATCCCATCTATCTCGAAGATAAGAGTAGATTTCTATAGCTGTCTGGGCTTGATATGGTAAATCTGAAACTTCTACTGGAATCTCATCTTCAACAGGTTCGGTTCCCATCATTTCGCACATTTCTAAATAGTGCTCTTTTGTTACACCACCAACAGATATATTACCTATATAATTTTCTAATTGTTTTTCTAAATCTGTTAGTTGTTGTTCGAAAAATTTGCTAAGTCAGCAACTTTCTCAGTTACAAAAGCGTCAAAATCAGAACTGTTCTTCATTAGATACAAAGCATTTTCTTCTGAGTATGCTAGCTCGTCCTCTAGGTCTAAACCTTCTAGATCTACGGGGGCTAGTTTATCTACATAAGCAAACTTAAGTCCACTCCAACCTTTTACTGCATTTTCTACATACAGTTTTAAGAAAGTATCTTCATCAAATTCTTCGGTTGGTTGACGATTTTTATATACAGTTTTTGTTGCTTTTTTTCTAATACTTATCAAGGTCTCGCGACTGATAAAGTTTAGGGAAAGTTTAAAATCTGGGTAACCAGGATACTCTACTTGTACACTTTTTGATGCAACAAGTAGATTCTTTAGTGAAACTGTTGACATTTAATTCCTTTTAATTATTAAGCATTTGGTGAATAGTAAGTAACTACTAGTTCGTTAGTTTGCTCAACGTCAAACTCACTTGCACCACTATTCCAGCCTTGAGCTGTAAAGTTAATAGTAGTTGAAATTACTGATTCACTAGAGATTGTTGGGATTTGCACACTGGTATGTGGCATATCAAAGTGGATGCGTAGTGGAGCTGCTGCGCCACCGCCAAGATAAATATTTAAGTCCCAATTTGGTTCTGTAGTATTATCAGCATCTACTAGTAGTTGGCTCATTAGAGGGCCAGTATTTCCTGCACCAGTTTTTAAGTAGGCTGTTAGTGAACCACTAACTGCACGAGTACCGGTAAAGTATGTAATAGGCTTATTAACAATACCAAGATTAGCTGGTGTTAGATAAGTAACATTATTAGAAATAGTAATGCTACCACCAGTTAGAGGAATGTTATAAATAGTACCTGCTCCACCCTTTTGTATAGTAACAGCACTTAATTTATTAGCTAAGTAATGTGCTGCAACATCTTTGGCTTTACAAGAACCAGTATAAGAACCACTTAAAGAACTAACTCCAGCAACTGGTGTGCCAATAACTAAGTCAGTACCACGACCGGTTAGTTTAGCTGCTCTACCTGTCCACTGAATAGTTGCAATTGCATCAATACCAAAATCAATTGTAGCTTGGTCTAAAACACAGTTTTCTAATACATATGTATCATTATCAACTGCCATTAGTAGTACAAATTTTTCTAGTTGGTGCTTATCGCTGTTATTCCAGTTAACAGAAGCATTACTTACGCCATCTACGCCATCTGACCAGCCGCTGCCATCATCAGATGAAAGAGCACCCCAAAGAACGCCTTCTTCAGCACCAATATCTTGACCGCCAACAGTAGCTTTAGTAGGTCTCATGTATGTACTAAAACTAAACTCAACTGGATCTAGTGCTGTATTAAATGTACGCTGACCACGAATAGGTTCGTTGCCAGACTCATTTAGTGTGATGGTGTCGCTAGTAGTATTTTGTGAAAAACTAAATCCATCTAGGATTTGAATTTCGTATGCCGTTGTGTCATCAAGGGTTGGGGAACCTAATAGTTCTCCAGTAACTTGATTAACTGCAGCGGCACCTTTTACTAAAACCATCTTAGTATTACGAATTAGATTAACTGCCATAGTTATTCCTTTTATGTATTAAATAGTCGCCTATTTAGCTAGATATTTATCTGCGTTAATAATTGACTGTGTTTATTGGATATCGGACCTGAACACTTATTTCACCGACTCCATATGGTGATAATACTCCTTCATCCGTTACTATACTAGTTATTAGTATTTCTGTAGTATCAGAAGAATTATCTGTGTCGTATACGAGGTTTCTATTTTTGTCGATACACTTTTCTATATCTGACAGTAACATCTCTAATTCTTCTTGAGATTCTTCACCTTTTACATATACTTTAATTCCAATATTTAGAAAGCCCCAAGCAAACTGGCTTGGATGGTACTCTCTAACTTCTGAGCCGGGGCTCATATAAATTGATGGAAAATCGTTAATTTCGTCCCAAAATTTTAACTTTGGATAACTATTATTATAGATATTGGTTTGATAACCATTAGTTCCATCAATCTCTTTTAACTTTTCGGCTAAAGCCTTAATAATACTTGTTCTTTTAGTACTCATACTAAGACCGCCCGCATTCTATTTGCTACCTGTTGGGAAGCAAGTTCTCTTATTGATTTAGATATTAGTAGTCTAGGACTACGTGTACCTGGAGACCCTTGTTTAAATCCTGGTTCAAAAGTTTGATAAGGATTACGCATATAGGTATAAAAAGCAGTTATCATGCCTTCACGACTTTGCGACATTTTAGTAACTTTAACGCTTTCAGCAAATCTACCGCTTTGTAAGTTTAGAATATCTCGCCTACTGCCGTCGCCCATGTTCTCTTTAATTTTTTGAGATAAACTCATATTAATTAAATTTTGCAATTTAACTAAACTTGGTAATCCTTGCGCTTTAAAATTTATTGAGGAGCTGCTAGGTTTTATACCTACGACTTTTTTACCAGGTTTAATTATACCAGATAGCGTAGATACTTTTTCTTTTACTGTATTTCTACTTTTTCTTGAAGTAGTAGCTTTAAACGAAGTTACGCGCTCTCCGGCAATGGTTTTTAAAATTACATTAGTAATATGTTCTTCTAAACTTGGAGAACTTCTACCTTTTAATACTAGTCTACCTAACTTAGACCCCGCACTAGTAAAAGCTTGTGCTAGTTTGTTTAGTGTAGCCCTATTGACGCCATAAGGAGAGTTTTTTTCAAGAGTTGAACCACGTAGTTGATTTAATACGCTATTTTCAAATTTAACTATATTACCACCAAAAGATACAAAGATTTTTACAAAAGAATCAGAAAAATCTTTTGTGATAGTAATGTATTCTTCAACCTGTCTTGATGTATTTATAAAATCTTCTGTAGCAAGCATTGCTTTTTTAGCTTTAGCTTCTACCGATCCTTCGCTCTGCATTACATCAAAAATTATAGATACTATTTTTGGAGAATTAAAACTTAAAGTTATATTACCTTCTGCATCCGTACTTCCAACCGCAGTATGTCCATAGTCTAGTAGTTTTCCAACGGAGTCTATATCTGTATTTAGACCTCTTACTGCAATTAGACCTTCTAAAGAATTAGATAGTGCGTTAGACCAACCTTTATTACTAGCTAATAAATCAAAGGTTGGAAATATATAGAAACTGGCTTGGCTACTTGATAGATCTGATAAAAATAAAACTTTATCAAAAATATTTTTAAACTGTTTAATAACTAAGTTAGGGTTTTCCGCACCTACTGTAGCTATAGATTTAACTTTTTCTTGTAATACTTTACTATTTGTAGAGGTACTAATACCTTTTAAGTAACTTTCTGCACTTTTAATAGTATCTAGTATAAGATCTATTTCTGCATTAGTTAGTTTTTTTGCTCTGTTTTTATTTGAAGATGCAAATTCTTCCCCAATAAACTCACTAATAGAAGATTCTAAATTAGTATATTTCTGGAGCTCTCTTTTTATATTATTATAGTCTATAACAAATAAAGTTGGAAATGTAGCATCAACTACACTTCTAAAAGATAAGTTTTTTCGCTCGTATAATCTTTCGTCTCTGTAGGACAGACCCTGCTTAACATAAGTACCTATACTTTCTAACAAGTTAGGAGCTAGATTCTGTACAAATTCTGGTGCAGCATAAGTTATTTTACCTGCTGCCATATTTAATCCCAGCTAGCTTTATAGAGGTTAAGTACGCGAGCAATATGACTAGGAAATTGTGCACTGGTCATATACTCAAGCTGTAAGCTACCACTTGATGTAGTTTTTTGCATATGCGAAATTGCATCGCTTTTCATGTAAAAAACCATTAAGTCTAAAACTGCTAATTTTAAATCTTGAGGTATTGTTTCATATCCAGCAAAATAAGATACTTTATAACCATTAATCTTTTTTGTAAACCCTGAACTAGATAAACTCTGCAAGGTTTGATTTTCTTCATCGAAAGCGTAGTTTACGTATTCTTCCATGTCTGTGTAGTCTTGACCATAATTTTCACTGGTTTCAAAACTAATAATACGCACAACTGGATATTCTTTAAAGTAGTATGTAGAGCTACCGCCACTAAAATACTCAGTTTTAGCCTCATCTAGATGGTCATTAAATCTTCTGCCACAAAAGCTCTTTACTAGCTCACTAACTTTTGGAATTAATGAGTCGATTATGGCGTCCTGATTTTCGCTATTAATTCCAACATATGCTTTATATTCTTGTCTTGTAATTAAATCGGCCATTTTACGACTCCTTGTTATCTTTTTATAGATACTCGTAAAAGTACCTATAAAAAGATAGGGAGATTTACTCCCTATCTTAAACCTAATTTAGATTAGGCAACCCAACGTAGAACTGAAAGACCAGCACCATGATTGGTGGTGATCTGAGTCATGCCAGTGCGTAAGGAAGCAACTAGTACACGACGCTGAGTTTCGACTAGCTCTTGAGTGTCGAAACGTAGACCACGCTGATTACCAACTAAGAAGTTACCTGGGGCAACTGCGATAACAGCAGCTTCGCCGTCAGCTTTAGTGTTGAAAGAAGCTGAAACGATAACTGGAGTGTTACCAACTGAACCAACTTGACCAGTGATTAAAGTGGCTTGTGCACCAACTTTATCCATTGTTTGGAAAGTGGTATCGTCTAGTAGGTCATAGTAAGCCTCGGTAGAAACGATATAAGCCATTTCAGCAGGATCTAGACCCCAATAGCCCATATCACGACGTAGGTTACGTAGCATTGATACAGTGATCTTGTCGGCATTAGAAATGTCGGCAGTAACAGTTGAAGCAGCATCATAAGAAGCTAAACCAGCAACTGGATCAGCACCTGCGCCAGCACCTAATAGGAATGCCTTGTCAACTGACTTGGCAACGCGACGAACCATTGCGTCACGAACGATTGGTAGAAGAACTAGTAGTGCGTCTTCTTCCTCTTCGTAGTTTAGGTACTCACGAGTAGCAACTTTATAAGCGTTTAGTGTGATTTCGCTTAGTTGATGAGTTTGAGCAGCACCAGCACTGTTTGCGGTACCAAACTGAGCGTTAGTTACCCAAGTGGCATCGCCAGCTTCTGGGTTGACTGGAATAGTCATAACGTTAGTTTGCATTGTAATGTTACGCATTAATGGTGACACTACTAAACGACGGCGAACCTCGTTTTCCATATTCATGGAAACTTCTAGTTCCCAAGTAGCGCTTGGTACGTGTGGGCCAGCTTTTTCAATAATTGAACGACCGTAGTTGGTTGACTCAATTGACTTCTGAGCAATCTTGCTTAGTAGAACAGCGCTTTCACGCTCGGTGTAAGTTGAGCCTTCGCCTTTGTTGTCAGCAAATTGCATTTTTGATGCTTGAATTTTAGCAAGCTCATCAGCTTTTTCTTTGATAGCAGCTTCTAGACCAGCTAGAACAGACTTGCTCTCAGCTGACTGCTCTTCTAGGCGCTTGGTGACTTCTTCTAGAAGACGCTCTGCACCGGTATCAACTGTCTTAACAGTAGCTTCGACGGTTGACTTGATTTTGCTTTCTAGTTCAGCTTGAGCGGCTTGAGCAGCTTTTTCTTGTGCTTCTTTAGCAGCCTGTGCTTCTAGAATTGATTTAGTTGCCTCTGCGGCAGCTTGCTTAGCTGTAGAAGCTAGCATCTCTTGTAGTTCTTTTGGATCCATGTTCCATTCCTTTTTTGTTTCGCTCTTTGCTTCCTTAGAGGACTCTAGCCCTTTAGCTGTTTCGCCTTCGGGTGCAAATTGCTTTTTAAATTGCATAATATCATCAGCATCGTCAAATGCCTTTGAAAGACTAAAAAGTGTATTTTGATTAGCTGGTACACTTACTACACTAATCTCAATAAGTTCAAGTTCTTTAACTGTAAAAATTTCTGATGCGGCATCGTATGCTGCATCTTTTACTCTAAAACCAACGCTGAAAGCGGTTAGTACACCATCTTTAATTAAACCGAAATACTCTGCAGCAGCTGAAATTCGTGCTTTAATCCAAAGACCTTTGCTATCTACTTTATGTTCCACCATTCGGCCAATAGGATCTTCATGATCGTGAAAGGCTAGAATAATAGGATTTTTTAAGTAGTTATCCATTCCACGTTTCCACACCTGAGGAGGAATAACGTCGCCTACTCTATCTGTATCCATAGTGGAGGCATAGCCTTCAATATAGATAGAATTTGCTTCATCGGGGGTTGGATCTTCTTTGAGACTAAACGCACTATTAATATATAGTACTTTATTTTTGTCCATAATCTCCTCTTACTCAGTTTTAGGTGGAGCCCCACCTTCACTGGGATTTGCTGCTGAACCAGCAATATTTGCAGGAATCCTAACTGTGTCGTTTCCTTCCAGTTCGGGATACCTAAGTTCAACCCTGGCTTCATTTGGTGTCAAAATACCTGCATTTACTAGTGTAGAATGGTATGAAGCTAAGTCCTTGAGTTCAGGTTGCAAGGCGCTAACTTGGTTGGTTATGGGGCTGACGTCATAACCAAAGTATCTCTCTACAGCAGAGACAAATTTTGTAATAATTGGAATAATTGTTTCTAAGTAAAATAGTCTTAAATTAGGAGTTATATTAGCATTGTTGCCACCGTCTAGTAAAATAGGCGGGACTCCTAATGCTTTTAGTATTTTAGAGTCATGAGTTTTGATTGAAGTATCAAAATCCATTTCTTTGAAACTATCAATAATCGAGCCATATGGTTTTAAGCCGCTGTCTAAAATCATAGGACGGCGTGCACCATTTTTAGCTGAATACTTTTGCATCCAATTTTGAATAGTTTTTTCTTTTGCTACTTGTGAAAGTGTATTATCACTAGTAATAATTAAACTTGAAACTGCACCGTTTTCAAAGAACTGCTCTTGAAAAGTTTGCATTTTATACATAATAGCAATGTTACGATCAGCACCTTTTAAACGCGAATCTCCGCGGTAAATGCTGCGCGAGCTTAAGTCTTTGATGTGTATAATTTCTTGAGGCTTAAACGTAACTGTTTTATTATAATTATACTGCTTAACAAAAGTTTTAGCATCTGGTTCAATTACTACTGAAGCACTAGGCAAGTGGTAAAGATGCACACCATCCCAGTAAATAAATATATTTCCTTCTAGGATAAAATCCGTAAATATATTTGTGCGAAAATCTTGTGCGCTTTGATAAGGGTTAGGAGCATAGTTAAGTAGCGTATTCAAAGTTTTTTGTCTAACGCCGCCAACTGTTCCTTCTGTTTTCTTATCTTTAATATCGTAATCAAGGGAGCTGCAAGCACTAACAAGCATATTAACACCACGATTAACTACTTCTAACTTTTCAAACGCTTGTTGATAGTTAATAGTTTGTGTGGTACCTTGATCTAATCCTTGTTCGTATTGTATTTCTTCTTGAGCTGGGTTTAATTTTTCGCGAACCCAACCCTTAAAATCTTTTATCAAGGCCATAGGGACCCCTTAGTAAAATTGGCTAAAACTCCCCGGTAGCGCTGCTGCTTTTTCGCTGTACAGCTCATCTGGATCGTACTTAGCTCGTTGACGCTCAATCCACTGACCTTGACGACTGGCTGAATAATTTGACGGAGCTTTACCATAAACGCCATGCAGTTTGACATGATGGTGGTTACATAAGGTATAAACACAATCATAGATCTCGTGATGATGGGTTTCAATAAATTCGTCTCGAACAGCTAAAATGCCTGCATCTGTTGAAATATCATAATTCTTAGATTTAGCCCAGGCATTGAGTAGTAAGGTAATTGAATGAGTATGATGTAATTCTAGGTCTTCGGTGGTATTACAGATATAACAGTGGTCTTTTTTCTCGTAGGCTGCTTTAGCCTTATCTCGAATCCACTTTACTGCTATGCGTTTATTATCTGTGTTTTTTGCCACTTGAAACTCCCACGAATTTTGAACTATTATAGCATGTTGATGACAAAATGTCCAGTCAATTTTTTTATGACCTATATAGTATAGGTATATATCGCATATCTGAGAGCATCAGCAATGTGCGAATGAATATCGTGCAGTGGTTTTTCTTGGATTAACTGTTCAGATTTATTCCACTGATACTGGTCAAACATAGCCATAGTATGCTTACAACGAGGATCTACTAGTATGCGGTCTTGTTCAACTAGAGTTTGTAAGTAAGCAATACCCTCTAAAACCTGTTTTTTACCACGAATAGTAGCAATATTGTACTGGTAAGCTAAGTCCGATGCAAACTGTGCTCCTGCCGAATCTATAAAAATAGCATCTATGCCCCAGCGATCTATTAGTTGTTGAAAACGTTCAGCATGAGTTTTTGTAGTAGCTTCCGCTTCCAAGTACTCGTCTACAATCCAAAACTTGTCTTGGTTAGCTAAGTAAGCAACAACTACAAAAGCCGTAGGATCGCGATAGCCAGGGTCTAGTCCAGCAAAGAACTCACAGCCGTCCTCAATCTCAAAATCGCGTATTTGCTCGGATTTTAGCTGATAAATCTGTCCTTCAAAGCTAGAGAACGAAGCCATGTACTCTTGCTCAAATTCTTGCTTTGACATTGATCGGCGAGCTTCGGCTACATCGGAAGCTTGCATACGTGGGTTCTCTAAATAGTCTGCTTGTAGTGAAATCCACTCAGGATAAGCACTATCAAACCCACGATTCCAAAAGGTAGAAAACCAATTATTTTTTCCACGAGGTGTTGAAATAAAAATGGCTTTTGCACCAGGGCGATCTAGGGTTGGACGAAGCGAGACATTAAAAGCGGCTTCACCATCACGGCCTAGTGCAGCCTCATCAAATATAATAAGGTCGTACGATCTGCCCACTGCCGAATCAACTGTTGAGAGAGAGCCCATGCGAATAGTTGAACCATTTTCCAACTCGATAACCTTATCTTTTGCATTATCACGAGCAACTTCTAGGTCAAAGTGTTTAATGAATCCACGCTGTAGTTCAAAGCTAATAGAACTAAGGGTATAGTTGGGAGACATGATAAGCACATTACACTTCGGTATAAGAGTAATAAGCTGACCAATTACATTAGCTATAAAAGTTTTGCCTAGTCTGCGTGAAAGTGCGGCGCAAATAAAACGGTACTTGGGATCGTTAACTGCGTTGATTAATGCAATTTGGGGACGGTTTAGTTGATTATAAACAGACTCTCCGCCCACAGTTAATAATTTTAAATAATTTTGTATGGGCAATTTAATAAAACGTGATTGAGCCGGGTATTCCACTAGCTCTTCACATTCAACAGGTCTACTCACTACCAGCATTAATAATCCTTTCAATTAAGTTGCCGTAGTTTGAGCCGCCTACACCATCATTAATTTGTACGTTAACTTGATTTTTGATATGTCCACCACGAAGTTTTTCTAGTTGAATTTGTTTATCCATATACTCCATAGTCATTTTGTGTGAGAGTGCTAAAATTTCTGTTATATCTTTATTTGATCCAATTCCAGCCTCGTCTAATTCTTGAAATTTCTTTTGGATAATCATATCCATTGCTTGACGCATTTTGTGACGATTATTAAAGCCTATGTCAAAAAATACGTTATCTAAATAAGCTTTAATTTCTCGACGGTCTAATACTTCGGCTACCATTTCAGTTGGTAGTCCCAGTTCTTCGCACACTTTAGGAATTGACTGCAGTTGAAGATAGTAGTTAGCAATTTCTAGTGATTCCGGCGATATAGTGAGCGCTTCCGCAGGATGCTCATTATTCATTTAATCCTCTCTATATGGAAACAAGGGGGTATAGCCCCCTGTTCTAAATTTAATTTACTAGTTCACTAGCAACTTCTGGTTTTGTTTCTAATGCTTTTTTCAGCATACCAAAAAAGGCATCGCGTCCAACCTGTAATTGATCTACATTAAATCTCGCGGATGCAAGTTTGCGATCTAAATCAGCAACATGGTTTACTAGTACCTGCTGTTGTTGTGTCATGTCTTCAAATTGATACTCAACATCATCAATTGTAATGGGGGTTTTTGTATTTGCCATTATAATTTTATTCCTATATTATATAAAAGTTAAAGTTAATTCCAAGGAACGCCAATAATTGGCTCGTTCTTTTGGTTTTCGATTTGTCCTAGGACATCCTTATTTATACCATCTACATCAATCGAATTAAACACCCACTGTAAAACTAAATCTTCTGTTAGTTGGTCAAAGGGTATAAAATCTTCAGAAGTAGCATCGTATTTAAAAGCTGTAGAGCCGTTTAGTGATCCGGTAAAGTTATCCTCTACAGCGCTGCAATTCCATGCAGCAACAATTACACCGCCATCTGTTTGATTGCGTTGTAAATTAGTAATTTTCCAAATTGTAGTACTCATACTGAGTTTCCTTATTAATATTCACGAAAAAAAGTTTAAAAAATTACCTGAAGGAATATAAAAAATCCAACCAGTATTATTTCCAATATCTATATTTCCGTTTGTTAAATATGCTTGCCACGTTGCACTACCCGTTGCGTTGTTGTCTCGGATTGAGCAGTAGTTTAAAGATACTGTGCCACTATTTTTAGACAGTGTTGCACGATTTCCTGCTGTACTACTATTAATAGTAACTAAACTTCCATTTATTCCTGATAGTGAGAAATTAGAAACTGTTTGAGTAGTTCCAGAAGCCAGTGTTACAGTTGTTGGTCTAGTTGTATTAGTAATGTCATTAAAAGTATTACTACCACTAATTGTCAAGGCACCTGCCCCGCCTTGATTTAAGCTGCAATTGTAAGTTGACCCGCCGCCGACAAAAGTTTTTGCACTAGCGGAAGTAAGAGAGATTTTACCGGTTCCTGTACCTGCAGTAGTAGTAAATCCAGAAGGTACTGCATTATTCCATACAGTAGCACCACTGCTAGAAAGATTTAAAGTTCCACCATTAAAAGTAATATTTTTGGTGCCTGTAGCTGTTGCAAATGTACCAATATTTAATGTTTGACCATTTAAATCTAATGTTCCATTTGTTAAAGTTAGTAATCGAGTTGAGCCAATTGTTGTTGTACCTAAAAGTCTTACTGTACCACCTACACCATTAACGTTAATAGGAAAATCTAGAGTTTTACCATTAGTAGTTATATCTTGAGTACCCGATGTACCTCTAAATAAAACTGTAGAACTACTGGCTGCAAGAGTTTGAGTACTTGATAGGGTAAGACTACCATAAATAGTTATTCCACCCATGGTTAATTGGTTAGAGTATCCTGAACAATTAATATCTTTAAAATAGCCATTAAATGATAAATTTTGTGGCGCAGAAACTATATTTATACTTACAGCATTTGCTTCTGTTGCACCACTGCCAGTTCCATGATTAATGATTGCGGCAACTGTTTCTGAAGAATTTAATTCTATTGTTGGTGTACCTGATAAACTAAAATTTGTTAAATTAGTGAAACTCCAATAGGATATCCCTCCACCGTTTGATCCAGTAAAGATTATTTTGCCACTTCCAAAATTAATACTTCTAGTTACAGTACTGCTAATTAGACTACTATTAGTAATCGTTAAATTATAATTACCGGCCCCTGAATTAGTTAGATCTAATTCTCCTGTATTAAGATAAATATCAGTATCTACTACTGAAGATTGAGTGAGAGATACTTTTCCTTGATATGTTCCATCTAATTTTCCAGCTTGAAAAATTAGAGGAATTTTCCAGCTTGGACCAGTAAATGAAACTTGAACTGTGCTGGAGAGATTAACAAAATTTATTTTTCCTTGAGATGTGTAACCACCAAGGTCGCCAGTTACTCCCGATCCAGCAAGTACTCCTCCCATACTAACTAAATATTGTGTGCTAGTAGTAAAAGTAACTGGTAAGGTACGGGAACTCATATCAAGTTTACCAAGACAAAAGGGCCATCCTACACCAAGAGTGGTTCCGCTTGGGAAAGAATTATTATCTATTACTGCTGTATCTTGTAATAAAGGAAAATTATTTGTTGAACTTACTCCAGACCCTCCAGACCCAGTACCCCAGCCGTAGCCCCCTGTGGCGTTCCAGTATGTTGGGTTTGCTCCACTATAGTAATAAACTGTTTTTGGTGCCGGAAATGTAATGTTTGAGTTTCCTCCTCCATCTCCAAGTCTAGTTCCAGACCAAGGAAGAGACCCACTACCTGTTACATTAATATCAAAAAAATCAATATCACCAAGATTATTTGGTTGTCCGCTTGTCATTGATATTGTTGTTGTAGTTCTAATTAAAGTGTCTGAAGTTATGGTACTACTGCGGAAACGGTCCCCACCTAATATAATTAACCTTCTGTAACCATACCCAGAATAAGGAAAGGTAATATATCCGGTAAAATTAACTGTTGTGCCAAAAAAAGAAATAAATTTAGTGCCGCCCTGCCGTTGCGCAGCAAAGTATAAGTTATAGAATGTAGTATTAGGTTCTAAAATAAAATCAATATATTCTGTCAAGGAGTTACTACTGCCCCACTGACTAAAAGTAAGATTATAAAATGTATGTACTTTATTTATTGATTGAAATAAGATAGCAATACTACCGGTATAAGTACAAGTAATAGTTGAACTTCCAGCATTTAATATTAAATTTGGATTGGTAAAATTAAGTGCAGTAGTATCGCTTAATACAATAGAAGACCAACTAAGATTAATTTGTGCTGATACTGAACCTGTAGCCTGCAATGTGCCTGCAGTTAGTGAATAGCCTAAAGTATTAAAAATACCTGAAAAGACTTCAAAAATAGTTGTTCCACAGTTAAAGGCCCCATTAAGTGAATAACTAGAATAAGCATCAGATTTAATGTCTACAGGGCTGTTTATTTGTGCGTTAGAATAAATAGTATGATTTATCGATGGAGAAAAGTTTCTAAAAGTGATTTGACCAGTGGCACTCCAGCCCGAAATATAAAGATTCATTGAACCATAAATCGTAAATGTAGGACTGGTACCGTTGATAAACGTATAAGATCCAGTTGATGATGTAATATTATTACAAACCAAAGCACCTGTACAAGTTATAGTTCCGCCACCTGTATCAAATACAGCATTATCACCGACACCTGGTACCGACGCACCACCAGCACCGCCTGAACTTGTTGACCAAACCGCTGTATTAGTGGTATCCCATGTTGCTGTACCACCAACCCAATATCGCGTACTAGGGGGTGATGACGTTAATACAAGTGTTACTGCGGCTCCAGAACTTGATGTAGATGTTGCACCACCCGTTGGTGCATTAATAACGGTTGTTGAATTTTGTGTTCCCGATACCCATCCAGCGTATACGCCAACATCTGACGTACTTCCATCGCTTTTAATAGATACAGATCCCCCAGTTAACGCTGCTGGAACCGTGAATGCACTTCCGGAAGTTCCTTGTGTGCCTGCACCAAGAACAATAATTTGTGAGTCAGCTACAGTAGGTGTTGCATTAGCAGGAGTTGCTCTAGACGCATTTGTAATTGTAACAACAGGATAAATCTGATTAAAAGCTGTAGTATTTTGCCCTCTCCAGACAAGAACAATAGTTCCACCACCATAAGAAGCACTAGAAGTTCTGGTAGCTGTTATTTGTGTGTCTGGAGTTCCCTGCATTACGGCAAAGCATACAGTTAAATTAGTGTCCCAACTATCGTTGACATAAGCTGTTTGTATTTCAGTATATATACCAAAAGAATTTCCAGTTACAGTTGGAGCATTCAGCGATGAGCCACCCGCAGCAGAAACAACGATAACAATATCGCCAGCAGCCGGTGAAGAGGCTATACCTCCGGTTAGTGTTCCGGATAAAGAAATATCATAGGATGCCCCTGTGCCTGTTCCAGACGTTTGACCAACAAATTCAAGTGCCATTTTTATTCACCTGTTAAATTTATACTATCAGCAGAACCAGGATCCTCAACAGTACTATCAAGTATGGGTGGAGGAGAAACAGCAATAATCCACTGATTTATACGGGCTTGTTTAATTGCTTCAATATCTTCATCACTTAAGTTATGATTGTCTGGTAGTACTATACTATCTAGAAATTTACCATACTGGTTTTCAAATTCAAAATCAATTTTCATAATTATATTTGTGTAGTTACAGCAATAACATCCCAGGTAACGTTGGCAGCATTATAAATTGCACCAACATATGTTCTTTTACCGGTAGTTGTTACTGCAGGTAAAGAAACTCCAATGGGGGTAAAAATAGCATTCCAAGTTATAGCTCGTGATGTATTATTATCTAAGATTCGGAAAAGTAATCTATTTCCGTCTGCAGGCGTTCCGATAGGTGCGTTAATTGTTAGTGCAGCTGCTTGAGCTGTTAAACAATATTGATCATAGGAAGAAATATCAGGGGTAATAGAAGCTACAGAAGTTGTGGTAAAAACACGAGGATTGATACGAGTTTCTGTAATTCCACCTGTTGCCACTAGTGAGCCGCTAATATCTACTTTATTAGCCGTTGGGATAGTTGTATCACTTTCTCCATAACCGACTCTAATACCCGATGCTACGGTAAGTAAACCGCTGGTTGATAATGCCATAGCACCTTGCGATGGTGCGTGAGCGTTATCTCCCCACCAAAATCCACGAGTATTAGTATTACTATTCTGAAAAGTTACCGCCCAGTCATTGAGACCACCATACGTTACTCCGCTCTGAAAGCCCATACCATAAGTAACCTGATCACTATATACAGAATACTTAACACGCTGAGAAGAGGTATCAGTTTTTATATTTCCACCACCAACAGTTATATCACCTGTAGTAGTTAAGTCTACAAATGTTGGAGAGCTAGATGTTAAAACTGCTTGGTTTAGATAACTATCAAACTGATTGCCGTCCCATAAATCAGCATCTAGTCCGGTACCTGCACCATCATTACCAGTATGCCATATATTACCGTTTGTACCCCCTAGTGTATATGTTCCAATTAATGTAGCTCCACTATCTGTGCTAATTCCAAAATACATCATAGGTTTTGGATTACTTGATGTAGATACAGAAGTCATGTAGTTTCCAGCACTACCAGCATGAAACGTCATGTACTGTGATGCGTCTCTACCAAATTTGATTCGGGGGTTTGTAGTAGGTAGATTACTATTAAGTGACGCTACAAGAACACCATTATTAGTTATTGTACCAGTAAAACTACCATCAACATCACTTCTTAAAAAGCTAGAAGAATCAATACCATCTAGTAAGTCAGCATCTAATCCCGAACCAGTACCATCATTACCAGCGTGCCAGATTACATTACCACCACCTGTTAAGTCTGCTGAGGTCGACCAATAAGGGTTTCCAGTAGTACCAACACCAAACCATCTTTCATGAACGCCTTCTACATTAAAAGACATTCCAACCTGATTTGAAGTTGCTCCTGTTCTACTAATTCTTAGTTGTGAAGCATCATTTAGGTTTCTAATTTCTAAATCACCGGTTATTATATCACCAGCTTTATTGACGGGGGTATAGCCTAGTCTAGAAACAATATCTGTATAATAACTTCCATGTTCTCCATCTAGTAAATCAGCGTCTAATCCCGAACCAGTACCATCATTACCAGCGTGCCAAAGAGTATTACCTTCATAAGTAGGGCTACCAGTATTTGGTATAACAAGTTTGTCAGTTAAGGTACCCGAATTAGATGTTCTAAATATCAAACGCCCATTTCCAAGGGTGTGTGAAGCACTAGGGTCTTGAGCAGAAATTTCAGCAAGTGTATAAGGACTACTTGTTTCATTTCTAAATTGCACCATTGAAATATTTGAGCTACTACTAGCTGTCCTTGCACCACCAATTTTAACTAATGCATCTGCACCTGAACCGGTCGTGCTCAGTACTCCAAGCGTAGGGCTACCAGGTTTAGATATTGTTAAATCACCGGTCATTGTATCACCGGATTTGGAAACTTTAGTAGCTATACTATTAGTAACTGTTGTAGCAAAGTTAGCGTCATCACCTAATGCTGCTGCTAGTTCGTTTAGTGTGTCTAGTGTACTAGGTGCTGTATCTACTAAGTTAGCAACAGCTGTTTGTACAAACGCTGTTGTAGCTACTGCTGAGCCACTGATATATAATGAGCTGGCATTTAAACTACCATTAACGTCTAGTGTATAAGCAGGTGAAGCAGTTCCAATACCAACATTTCCTGATCCATCAATAGTCAATCGCACTGTATCATTTGTAGCAACATGATACGGTATATTAGTGCGGGTGCCCATAACAAATCTTGAAGCAGGAAACGATGACTTTGTGAAAAATGCCGCAGTGTTTGCTTGCGGTAAACCAAAAATAGTTCCGGTATGATTTGATCCATACATGCCAAACGATACGTGGCCAGCATCTGCTCTAACTTCAAGTTCAGCACCAACGCCATTTCCTGTAATCGTAGAAGTATTTTGTACAACTGCTCTAATATATGTATTAGTATTATCTGTGCTTAAAACGTGTAGCTTTTCAGTGGGCGAGCTAGTACCAATACCTACGTTACCAGCGGAGTCAATGCGAAGGCGCTCACTACCATTAACAGAAAACGCCATGTAATCGGAAGTGTGATCATAAGTGATTTGCCCCGAACTTGCCGCCGTATCACTAAACAGAATCTTTTGATTTGATGTAGTCACACCAAGAAACTGCATTCCCATATTTGTTTCGGTACTTTCTATTACAAATTCACCATGGGTTGTAGATGGGCTTGCTCCAGTTGCTGGCGAATTCCTGACCCGTAAAACTGTTCCTGCAATTTTGTATAAATCTAAAAGGTAATTAGGTATTAAACCAATACCAACATTACCACCACTATCAATCCGCATCCGCTCAGTCGGACTTGATGCACCGTCTGGAGTTGTTGAGAACACCAAGCGGCCCGGCATGTCGTTGGTTCCTGGAGTGCCGTCTACTGCTGCGTAGATCAGAGCGGCATCGACAAAAGACGTACCGTCATGTCCTTGGAAATCAAGTCTGCCTAAATAATCACCTGAGACAACCGAAGTCGGTGCAGCTTCTGTTCCACGGGTGCGTTTCAGAGCAAGGCTTGAGGTATATCGTGCCGTTGTTGAGTTTGCGCCAAGTGCGGCAAAAGATGCTACCGTACTACCAGAAGCTGAGATTTTTGCGACCACGCCGCCGTTATCGTTGGCGGTGCTTAGGGCCGTTGTAGAACCGGCAATTACCGCTCCACTCGCATCAATCACAAACGGCGTAGCATCAGGATTCGCTGAATCCTCGACTACTAGTGCATTGCCAGTACCAGTCTGAGTTATGCGTAAGGCATCACTAGACGAGTTTAGGCTGACTACAAATGGATCTGTAATCGCTTGTGGAGAGGTAATAATAGGCGAAACTAAAGTTTTATTTGTTAGAGTTTCTGTGCCGGCTAAAGTTGCGGCAAGTGGTGCCTTGTCGGCAGCGTCTCTGGATTTAGTCATATTATGCATCCATTTTAAAAATGTTTAGTAGTATGATAACACAAGTGACTAAATTTGTAAAGAGTCAAAATTTTTTAGGTGATAAACGGTGCTTGGCATACAAAATGGTTCTGAAAAAATGCCCAAAGTTGCGCGTGTGGGTGGGCCCCCAGGCGTGTCAATTTTCTATTGTCTCATAACCGCCCTGTCCGTGTCAAGGGCCTAGTTCCACTGTGCGGAAATAGGTATTAACTATACCAAACCGATAACCGATGAAAAAATACAATTGGCAAAGCAATCTGAATCATGTATAATATCTTTATTGTTCAACGATGCAAACACATAGGAGATCGCATCATGGCCGATAAAGCTGTCAACTACACTTTCGAGCAAACCCAACAAGTTATCACCAGCTATAAAGCAGGCGTTCCGGTTGCTGAGATTGCTGCTGCAATGGGCAAGACTGCCCGCTCGATTATTGCAAAACTCTCGCGTGAGGGAGTTTACCAGAAAAAAGAATACGTCAGCAAGACTGGCGAGCGTCCGGTTAAAAAAGACGTTCAAGCTGATGAGCTTGCTGCACTGTTCGATTTGACGGAAGCGGAAGCTGATTCGCTCACTAAGGCGAACAAAACTGCGCTTGCGAAAATCCTTGCAAAATCTCGTGCACTAGCGTAACATTATGTTTCGGGGCTTCGGCCCCACTTACTGGAGAAGATACTATGACTGATGCAATGATCCGTGACCTGCAAACTGAACTATGGGATTTTTACAAAGATGTTCACGGCATTCGTCCTCGCCATTGGACAACTGCCGAATGGGCATCGCTGGATTTCCTGATAGAACAGCGCGCTGTACTGTGCAACATTGTAAACAACATGAGCCCGGAACAAAGGGTTGAGGAAGGCTGGTATGATAACTACGACGACAGCATGGACGGCGACCATGACTCTGCTCTGGCATCTGCTGGATGGGGCACAGATGAGGATTATGGGCATTTTGATGACGTAGACTTCTAAGGTTGTCAAGCCCTGTTGCTTTTTTGCAACAGGGCGGCGCCAATTATACCATGTATAATTTGGCCGTGTCAAGGGGGTCTTTCCATCTACTGGAACGTGTTGTTTTTTCGTCTAAGCCTTTTGGCCTATTGACATTCTGTTAGAACAGGCTCATACTACACACATAGGTTGAGAACTGGAGCAGATGTCCTGCTAGATTGAACTGAAGATCGACCACCAACCAAACACTATGACAAGCAAATTCAAAAACGTATCAGATGCTAGATTTGCAAAGGCGCTCGCGTTCTACTTGCAAATCCTGAATCTTGGCAATCGCGTATCGATTGAAATTCTGCCGAAAAACTTACGGCGCGGTCCGGTTGAATCACGCGCTTGGGGCTGGTGTACTCAGGAAGATCCGCTAACGTATACTGTCGAGATCGATCGCGCACTCGCTCCGCGTAACGTCCTCAAGGTTTTAGCACATGAGCTGGTTCATGTCAAGCAATACTTTACAGGACGTATGCAAGAGCACGAAGATTCTGTTTATTGGCTAGGCGAGATTTGCGAGCTAGACTATGATGAACAGCCTTGGGAAATCGAAGCGGCTGCAATGGAATCGGTTATGTATGAAGCATTTTTAGCATGGGAAACAAAATGAAAATAGATGTTGACAAGATCGTTGGTTATGGTATGATGTTGTGTATCGGATGTTTGATTGCACTACTCTATACAGGCACAATATGAAAACACTATCTTGGCTCGGAACTGTTGCAAGCGTGATTGGTTCGTTTGTTGTCGCGCTGGGCGCGATGCTGGCAGGGTATAGCTTGTTTATCATCGGTTCCGTGTCCTGGCTGATTGTCGCCACAAAACGCAGGGATTTGTCCCTTGCCGTTCTGAACGGATTTTTCTTTGCTGCTAACATTATCGGACTGTCAAGGGCAATATTATGAAAGACTATGAATTTGATATGACACTAAACAATTATTGTTTTAGACTTGGGTTTTTCGTTATAACTTACTTTTTTGTGGCGGCAATATGAAATACTATATTATTAATATGCTAACATATTCGGCATGGTGGGCCAGCGCAGGCGAAGCGCGATTATATGCGGCATTTGCCTTACGTCACGAAATGCCATATTTGGTTACTACTGGCCCGGACTCGGCTATGATGATTTCACCTGATGAAATTGCGTAATTAAAAGACCGTTGTTTTTTCGCAACGGTCGCGGCGCCAATTTTATCATTAAAATTGCGGCCGTGTCAAGAAAAAAATTGTAACAATTTGTAACTGTTGTTTTTTCGCACAGTTCCACTAGGCGGAATTTAGGGGTTGACAGTAGCGCACAATTAGATCATACTAACAACATGAAATTCACAGCAAAACAACACCGAAAATTTCAAGCCTGGGCTCGGGCTAGGGGCTTGACATTCGCAACCATTGCAGAATATAATTCTGCTATAGCAACATTTTTTGAGGTTTGAGCAATGCAAATTAAGCGTGTTTCGATTTATGACATGGACGGCACGATTGTCGATAGCTTGCACAGGTATCGCACAATCGTTGACGATAATGGCGAACGAATCGACCTAGAATATTGGCGCGAGAATGAATATCGCGCAATGCAAGATAGCTTGCTGCCAATGGCAGAACAATATAAACGCGATATTCAAGATTCAGAATGTTATGTTATTATTGCAACTGCTAGGGTTATGAATGAGCCCGATTGGGAATTTGTCGAGCGTAATTTAGGATTGCCTGATTACTTTATATCCCGTCCAAAAGATTCTAATATCTCAGGCAAAACTCTCAAGATTAATGGTTTGGCAAAATTCTTTAACTTGGTTAATTTCAAGGATGCCGAATTTACATTCTATGAGGATAATATCCAATATCTCAAAGCGGTTTGCGATAGGTTTAATATTCGAGGCGTATATGTTCCAAGCAAGCAAGGCCATTAAAACTGGCAGGGTTATTATCTTGTGTCTTTATTTATTATCTAATAAAAAGCTAGAAGATAATATCGAACCTTATTCGAAATGGGAGCGTGATATATGGGTCACAGCATAATTGGTTATATTGGTGGATTTTTATTGGCCGTTTGCGGATTACCGCAAGCAATAGAATGTGCGCGTACTGGTCACGCAAACGGCTTAAATTGGATGTTTTTGCTGGCTTGGTTTTTTGGCGAGGTTTTTATGTTCGCTTATGTTATCCAATCCGGTGATATTCCACTAATAATGAATATCACTTTTAACTTGATACTGGTTATTATTATCTTGCGATATAAAATGCATCCACGCGAATAATATAAATTGAATATGCCTATTTTTTAGGCATATTCGCGCCAATTTTACTATAGTAAAATTGGCCGTGTCAAGCGCGGCCGCGCGAACTGTTCCACCTGTTGGAAATTGTTGTTTGTTAGCCACAATTCCACTAGGCGGAATTTAGGGGTTGACCGCAGCGATATTATGGGCGATAATATATCTTTAAACGCAACTAAGGAATTGCAAAATGGCTACGAAAACCATTAATTATACTCCGGAACAAACTCTGAAAATCGTTACCGATTATCAATCGGGTATTTCCGTCGAAACCCTTGCCGAAACTTTTGGCAAAACTACTCGCTCGATTATTGCTAAATTGTCGCGCGAAGGCGTATATCAGAAAAAAGAATATGTTTCAAAAACTGGCGATAAGCCTGTTAAAAAAGATACTGTAGCTGATGCAATTGGCGCAATTTTGCGACTAACAGAATCAGAAACAGAATCGCTTACAAAAGCTAATAAAACGGCATTAAATAAAATCTTTAATGCCCTGGCTAATTCTAAGCCGTTGTAAATAAACAACATGGGTATTGACAAAAAATCAATACCCATTTATACTTTGTTTTTTACTTGGATACTTTAATGGCTAAACCACAATATTTTCTGATTGTCGATACCGAAACCACGATTCAAGATACCGTGTTTGATTTTGCTGCGGTACTGGTAAATCGTCGCGGCGATATCGTCAAGCAATGCGCGGTTATTGTACGCGAATCCCTTAATACTGAATTGTTTTTTGACTCCAATGCAGACTCGCACTTCTCGAAAAAATCACTTACTCGTCGCCACGATAATTATAATCGTATGCTTGATAATGGTTCGCGTATTATCGCTTCTGCTGCTGCAATTAATCGCTGGCTCGAGCGTGTTAATACCCAATATAAGCCCGAATTGACTGCATATAATCTTGCTTTCGATTTGACTAAATCTCGTAATACTGGTATTGACCTAGATATTTTTGCAAAGCGATTTTGCCTTTGGCAATTAGCTGTCGGGCATTTTGCTAAAACCCATAAATACCGCAGATTTGTTTTGCAAAACCACCTATTTAATCCGCCGACTAAACACGGCAATATGACCTACAAAACCAATGCCGAGGTTATGTCGAGTTTTGTTTGCGGCGAAATGTTACCGCCCGAACCGCATACCGCATTGGAAGATATTATTCATTATGAATTGCCGATTTTGGTTGCAATTGCCAAACGTGATAACTGGCGCGAGCGTGCTACTAATTATGATTGGCAGCAATTTCAAGTAAAAGATAACTTTGGGATTTAATATGCAACAATTTATTTTTGATTTAATCCACGAATTAGAAATTCGCAAACCCGTTGATATTAAATTATCAACCCGTCGCTCTAAAATATCCGGATTATATGATCCTATATATTCTGATTCGGGCCGGCTAAAATCACATAAGATAACCATTTGGCTAGATAAAGATAATCGCCCATTAAAAACTTTAATTGCTCACGAATTAATCCATGCCTGGCAGGAAGAAAATAAAAAGCAGGATATACATGGAGAATCTTTTCGAGATTTGGCGCAATATCTAGAATCTAAATATAATATGCGCGATATATTCGATCCTGAATTAGACGATTAATCACACAAAACCCGGTTATTTCCGGGTTTTATTTTGCCTATTTTTTAGGCAAAATGGCGC